TGTAATGGATAATGAAATGTTCCAATCCCAATCCTGTGAAAAATTAGTTAATTTAATTGATGAATATATAGAAAAGGCTCAAGAAGAATTTTCTCCTGAATACTCAAAAACTATGGATAAACTTAGTGCGTTAGGTCTTTTTAGTACTAGTGGTGTAAAAATACCAGGTCAAACAAATATGTTTATCAGAGTTGAGGAAGTTGATCCTGAAACTTTGAAAGTAAAATACGTAGTTGGTAGAAATTCTTACTTTGGAGACCGTCAGTATGGTTTATCAACTCCTGATGAAGTAATTACAATGGCAACTCAGCCAGGTCTATTTAAACCAACTGAGTTTAGAATTGCTCCAGATCAATTGAAACGATAACGTTCTTTTAGAATCTCGTACAACCTGTATCCATCCTCATCATCAATATAGAATTGATTTTCATCGTAGATATCTGCGATTATAAATCCATCTTTTTCCTCAATCACATCAATAGATGTTAGTTGGTGAATATCATCGTAGAATGGACTTTCATCATCAAACAAAGTTGTTGTAGTGGTTGTTGTTTTTGGTTCTGTCTTGAACTCGTATTTTTTCAAACCTAATTCTTTAACCATATTTTTTCCTGCAACAATCGCTCTCTCAACATCATCAATACAAACAAATTCATTTGCTGTGTGCATGTTATAGTAACCACAAGACATGTTGATACAAGATAGGTCAGATAGTTGTTTAATCATCATGATATCTGTGTATGGATGACTCTGAACCATCATCTCATTTTTAAACCCACCTGTAATTGCTCGTAAAGAAAGATCAAAGAACTCACCATCTTTATCAAACAATACAGTTCCCATACAACTGTAAGAAATTAAGTGATCACCAGGTGCATCGTATTGTGTACAATAACCAACATCTTTTAAAAACTCTTTATCTACCAATTTTGATCCATGACAACCTGTTTCTTCTGATACAAAAAAAGCAACTTTGACTTTATCTAATTGACGAAGTAATTCTAAACAAATGTAGATACCACATTTGTCATCACCACCAATACCTGTTGGTCTGCCGTCTTTATCGTACGCCTTTAAACATAATACTTGTTCTGAACCAAAGTCTTTTCCAAAAGTGTAAGGACGAAGAAGATATTCTTCTTTTACATCAATAAGGTCAACAAGTTCGTGAACTGTATCAGTGTGAGAAATAAACATTGGGTAAAATTCTCCTTCACCCAATGTTCCTTTAACTGCGTATATGTTATTATGTTCGTCACAAGTAAGAGTAACCCCATCCATATCCCCAATGGTAGAAATCAGATATTCTACCATCTTACTTTCCTTATAGGTCTTAGTAGGGACAGATAAGAGTTCTTTAAATTTATTTAGATCCATTTCAAATTGTTTCTACAAAAGTAATTGATTAATTGTTAATAAAAAAATTAATCTTTCTTTTTTCTTGTTTTTTTGACTTTTTCTTCTTTATCAGAAACAATAACCTCATCATTTTCAACCTTCAAGATATAATCTTTGTTTTCTTCAATCTCCATCATTAGGATTTTTTCAGAAATTAAATCCTCAATCTTATCTTGGATTGCTCTTTTGATTGGTCGAGCTCCGAATGTTTCATCAAATCCTACTTTGGAAATATAATCAATTAAATCTTGATCATAAGTAAAAATATATTTCTTTTCTAAGACTCTTTTTAGTAGTCGGTCAACCTCAAGTTTTGTAATTACATCAATATGTTTCTTTTCAAGTGAATTGAAGATAATTACATCATCGATACGATTTAAGAATTCAGGGGCAAAGAATTTACTTAGTTCTTTTTTAAGAATTTCTCTTTTTTCCTCTTCTCTAACCGCGTCACTCTTACCTGTTTTAAATCCAACACCAGCACCAAAGTCTTGTAATCTTTTAACACCAATGTTAGAGGTCATAATAATCAAACAGTTCTTGAAATTGATTTTACGACCCAACGAATCCGTAATGTGTCCATCATCTAACAACTGTAAAAGTGTTGAGAAGATATCTTTATGTGCTTTCTCAATCTCATCAAACAACACAACTGAATAAGGTTTGTTTTTAACTTGTTCTGTTAATTGACCACCTTCATCGTGGCCTACATATCCCGGAGGAGAACCAATCAAACGAGAAATAGTATGTTTTTCTTGGTATTCACTCATGTCAACACGGATCATGTTATCTTCACTCCCAAAGATCTCTTTTGCCAACTGTTTTGCCAAGTATGTTTTACCTACACCTGTAGATCCTAAGAAAATAAATGAACCGATTGGTTTATTTGGATCCTTAATACCCATTCTATTTCTACGGATTGCCTTTGTAATCTTTAACACCGCTTCTTCTTGACCAATAACTTTTGAACTTAGATTATCTGTCAAGTTGATAAGGTTATTTCTTTCATCAAGGTTGATGTTTGAAATTGGAATTTTAGTCATGTTTGAAACTACCTCATAAACCAATTCTTCAGGGATAGTTCTTTTACTACTTCTAAGGTGATCCTCAAACTTTTTCTTTTCTTCCTCAAGTTTTGCAATCACACCTCTTTCACGATCACGAAGTTCCGCGGCTTGTTCGTAATCTTGTTTTTTGATTACGTTTATTTTCTCTTGTTTAATTTTGTTGGCTTCATCTTTTAGGTTCTCAATAACCTCAGGAAGTTTAATGTCAATTTGCATTCTTGCACCAACCTCATCCAAGATATCAAAAGCTTTGTCAGGAAACTCACGATCTGTAATATAACGATCCGCCAACTCAACAAATGTCCATAATGTTTCATCATCATAAGTCACTTTGTGGTGATCCTCATACTTTTCTTTACTCATCTTCAAAATCTCGAATGTTTCCTCTTTTGAAGAAGGATCAACCACAACTTTTTGGAACCTTCTTTCTAACGCACCATCTTTCTCAAAGTTTGTTCGGTACTCATCTAAAGTAGTTGCACCGATACACTGAATCTCACCTCGAGAAAGTGCTGGTTTGAGGATATTTGATGCATCTAATGAACCTGAACTGTTACCCGCACCTACGATTGTGTGAATTTCATCAATAAACAAAATGATGTTTGGAGCCACCTGAAGTTCCTCAATAATCACCTTCATCCGTTCTTCAAATTGACCACGATACTTTGTTCCTGCAACCAAAGAATTCATATCTAAAGAAACAATTCTTTTATCCATTAAATTCTTAGGACATTCACCATCATGAATCATCATTGCAAGACCTTCAACAATAGCAGTTTTTCCTGCACCTGGTTCACCAATAATAATTGGGTTATTTTTCTTTCTTCGAGATAAAATCTGAGCAATCCTTAGGATTTCTTTTTTTCTACCAACCACAGGGTCTAATTTACCCTCCTGTGCTAATTTGTTTAAGTCCTTGCTGAAATTATCTAACACAGGTGTTCCTGAATCAGACTTTTTTTTCGCTTTATCATTTCCTTCATCCATAAATTCTAACATACTTCTATTGTTTTACATTCAAAAACTAATAAATAAATTTAGAAAAGTCCAATATTGTTATTTTGTCAGTATAAAAAAAAATATACTGACATATTGACAGGTTTTATGGAATGGCATATATTTGGTAAAAAATGTGAAAAAATAAACATAAAAATAAAATGATTAAAAAATGGGAAAAATAATTGGAATTGACTTGGGAACGACTAACTCGTGTGTTGCTGTAATGGAAGGAAAGGAAGCGGTAGTTATTGCAAACAGTGAAGGAAAAAGAACCACACCATCTATTATAGGATTTGTTAAAGAGGGTGAAAGAAAAATTGGGGACCCTGCCAAAAGACAGGCCGTAACAAATCCTGATAAAACAATTTACTCGATTAAAAGATTTATGGGATCTTCTTTTGATGAAATTAAAAACGAAACATCAAAGGTCCCTTACAAGGTAGTTAAAGAAAATAACTCACCAAAAGTTCAAATTAATGATAGAACTTATTCACCACAAGAACTCTCAGCCGCAATTCTTCAAAAAATGAAACAAACCGCCGAAGACTATTTGGGTCAATCGGTTACGGAAGCAGTTATTACTGTTCCTGCGTATTTTAATGATGCACAAAGACAAGCAACTAAAGAAGCTGGTGAAATTGCAGGACTTACAGTAAAAAGAATTATCAACGAACCAACCGCAGCTGCTTTAGCTTATGGTCTTGATAAAATGTCTAAAGATATGAAAATCGTAGTATTCGACTGTGGTGGTGGAACTCATGATGTTTCCGTATTAGAACTTGGTGACGGTGTATTTGAAGTATTATCAACTGACGGAGATAGTCATTTAGGTGGTGACGACTTTGACCAAGCACTAATCGATTATTTAGTATCGGAATTCAAAAAAGAAAATGGAATGGACATATCTAAAGATCCTATGGCACTCCAAAGACTTCGTGAGGCCTCTGAGAAAGCTAAAATTGAATTATCTTCTTCACCTCAAACTGAAATCAACTTACCGTATGTAACAGCAGATTCCACAGGACCAAAACACTTGGTAATGACTATTACAAAATCTAAATTTGATCAATTAACACAATCTTTGGTAAATAGAACAATTGAACCTTGTAAAAGAGCAATGTCTAACGCAAATCTTACTGTTGGTGAGATTGACGAGATTATTTTAGTTGGTGGATCCACTCGTATTCCTGCGGTTCAAGAAGCGGTTAAAAACTTCTTTGGTAAAGAACCATCAAAAGGCGTAAATCCTGACGAAGTAGTTGCTTTAGGTGCGGCGATCCAAGGTGGTGTTTTAGCTGGTGATGTAACAGACGTATTGTTGTTAGACGTAACTCCACTTTCATTAGGTATTGAAACTATGGGTGGTGTGTTTACAAAATTGATAAGTGCAAATACAACAATTCCAACAAAAAAATCAGAAACATTCTCAACAGCCGCAGATAATCAACCAACAGTAGAAATCCATGTTTTACAAGGTGAAAGAGCGATGGCAAGAGATAACAGAACTATTGGTAAATTCCACCTTGATGGATTACCACCAGCAAGAAGAGGAACTCCTCAAATTGAGGTAACTTTTGATATCGATGCAAATGGTATTATTAATGTATCTGCGGTTGACAAAGCAACTAACAAACAACAATCAATCCGAATTGAATCATCTTCAGGTCTATCAAAAGAAGAAGTTGAGAGAATGAAACAAGAAGCTGAAATGAATGCTGAATCCGATAAAAAATTGAAAGAGGAAGTTGATACTTTGAACTCGGCAGATTCATTAATTTTCCAAGTTGGTAAATCTATGGAAGATCTTGAAGGTAAAATCACCGAAGATGAAAAAACTGAAATCAACTCATCAATTGATAAATTAAAATCCGCTTACGACAAGAAAGAAATTTCAGAAGTAAAAGTTTTAATGGAAGAGGTTAATAAAAAATTCCAAACCATAAGTCAGAAGTTGTATGAACAAACAAACAACGCTGAAGTAACAGAAGAAGACTTTGCAAACGTAGAGTTCGAGGAAGTGAAATAATCTCTTAAATTTTAAAGTTAGAAATCCACCTTCGGGTGGATTTTTTTTTTTTCGTATATTTATAGCTATGGAGTCATGGAGAAAATTTGCAGAATCTTTGGAACTAACAAAAGAGTTAGAAAAAACTTATTTAAAAATTAGAAAATTTTTTCAAAAAGAAGGGTGGACACAAAAGGATATTGAAAAACCTCCGTATTATCCTGAAGAATTAATGTTTTATCACAGAAGCATCCAACCATTGATTCGGGAAATAGACCAAACAATTAGAGATTATGGTTTTGATGTTGACGGAACCGAAGTTGGTTATTATATTATGGATAAACTTCGTCATATCGATGACATAACCCCACTAACAAAACCAAATGGCGATAACAAGTGAATTAATTAGCGGAACTACAATTTTAAATGAAGTTCAATCATCAAATATTGTTAGAACACAATATGATACAATAACCAAAAAAATGATTGCTGAGTTTAAAAACGGATCAAGATATGAGTACAGTGATGTACCACATCAAACGTACACTCAATTTAGGATGGCAGAATCTCAAGGAAACTTCTTTAACAAAAATATTTCCAAAGCCCATACATATAAGAAACTATAATTAGAAAGTATTTATCTGTATGGATACTTCAGAAATTATAAAAAGTTTTGAATCTCAAGACAATCTTAATCCTAAAATTTGGGAGAAGGAAGGTAAGTCATACATGATGAGACCTGAAGTAAGAGAGAAACTTTTAGAAACCGCAAATGTCTTTATAGATTTTTTAGGTGTTGATGTAATTGTGACCGATATAATTATGATCGGATCATTAGTCAATTACAATTGGTCAAAGTTTTCAGATATAGATTTACATATAGTGGTAAATTATAATCAATTCCCAAACAACTCACAAGAATTATACGTTGAATTTTTTGATTTAAAAAAAATAATATTTAATGATCGACACAATATAAAATTATTTGGGTACGATGTCGAATGTTTCGTTCAAAGCGAAAGTGAGACAACTTTTAGTAGTGGTATATATTCTGTTCTGTATGATATGTGGGTTAACGAACCAAAAAAATCTGAAAACAAAAACATTGATATTGATCTTCTTAAGGAAAAGGCAAATCAATGGATGAGAATTATTGATGGTGTAGTTGATAATATCGGCGACGAGGATCCTGATGAGATCAAACGTTTGGTTAAAAAATACAAAGAAAAATTAAAGAAATTCAGAAGTTGTGGACTTGAAAAAAACGGAGAGATGTCCTTAGAAAATTTAGTATTCAAATTACTAAGAAGAAATGGGTACATTGAAAAGTTATACGAATTGCCAACGGATCTTATAGACAAAAAATTGTCGATGAAACAATAAAAATCCGTAATTAAAAATAATTACGTTTATCGATATATTTATTAAGAAAAAATAATTTACATTAAATAACACAAATATGGCAGGACTTAGACCTATTGGAAGTGAAAAACTTGAGGGAATGGATAAAATCAGACGAATAATGGAAATTGCTCGTTACAATGAAAATATTCCTCAATCAGTAAATGAGACAAAGTCATCCGAATATAGAATAAATTTGGCTGATGGTAACACATATGAAATTGCTAAAGAAAGACAAGGTTATATTATCAAAAAATCTATCAATGAATCTGAGTTCGACTATATTGAACCAATGAAAGGTAGAAAATATTACCAATCTTACTCTCAGGCTTTAAAACGTCTTAACTTGATAACAAAAGAAGTTAATACCCTTTTTGAAAACGAAGAAGGTACTCCCCTAATCGGAGAGCAAAAAAAAAAGTTCATATTAAAAACTAAAAAACCTAAAGCGGCAGCACCTGATGCAGGGGCAGCTTTACCACCATCACCCGATGCTGGGGCAGCTTTACCACCATCACCCGATGCTGGGGCTGAATTACCTCCGGCACCTGATGCAGGAGCCGAATTACCACCAGCTCCAGATGCAGGAGCAGAATTACCACCGGTACCTGAAGAAGGAGGTGGTGAATTACCTCCATCCCCTGAAGAAGGAGGAGAAATGCCACCGGCACCTGAAGGAGAAGAAGGTGAAATGCCACCGGCACCTGAAGGAGAAGAAGGCGAAGAAGAACTAGAAATTGACGTTGAGAAAAAACCAAAAGAAAAGAAAGTTTCAGACCTTAAAAGAATACAAATCCTTGTTGGTAAGTTAGCACAAAAAATTAGATCTTATGAGGAAGAAAAAGAACTTTCTTCTCAAAACGTTAAATACGTAATCAATTCAATTTTATCGGCACTTGATGTTGACGTTTTAGATGAGGACGATATTGAAGAAATCATTTCAAAATTAGAAGGTGGTGATGAAGATGAAGAAAGTGGTGATGAAGAAATGGATGTGGAAGCTGAAGTTGAGGGTTATGAGGCAGAACAAGAAATGGTTCCTCCTCCACCGTCACCTGAAGGTGAAGAAGAAATACCATCACCTGAAATGGCCGAAGAATATGAAAGTTATGGCGACGCCTTCAGAGATTATTTACCTGCAGCTTATGGTAATGTAGCAATGAGAGGTATGACAGGTGAACAAACAGAAGATTATGAAGATGACTATGATGTTATTGATTTTGAAGAAATAGATGAAGAGGATTACGCATCAAAAAGCAGAAGAAAAAGACATTTTTATCCTGACACAGATACTTTTACACACGGAACTTTTGGTGAATCATCAGTAGATAAGGTCTTAAGTAGATATTTTACAATTTCAGAAGAAGAAGTAAAAAAACAAGGTTTGAAATCTAATAAAAATTACCAACTGAATAAAAAGAACATTATAAGACTTTCTGAAACTGTGGATCAAATGGATTCAGCTCTTGAATTTATTTCGGAAAACCCAAGGGTAGAACTTATCGGTTTGTCCGAAAAGAAAAATCTAATTTTCAAACAAGGAATTAATGAAGTTAAAATAACAAGAACTGGAAATATTTTATGAATCGATTAATCTATATTAATGGTTTAGGTCCCAACTATAAAGGGGATAATATTTATGAATTTATTTTTTCTGACACTTTAGAAGTATTTGGAGAAAATTGGGAATCTAAGCCGGCGAATGGATACCCTTCACCACCTGACTTAGAGTATATTAAAAAAGTTGGTACATTGAGTAATGAAGAGGTAACATTTGAATTGGCTCAAGATTCTGATGTATTTTCAGTTATTGATTCAATGGACGGAGTAATCGCTTTAGGGTGGGAAAAAGAAACTGATAATGTTGATTTTTCTATTGTTAAAAGATTGGTTTTCCAATTTGGGGAAACCGAAGAATCTGTTAAAAACAAACTATATGAAAGAGATATAGTATTACAATTCGAAAAAGAAGTTGTATATGAAAACTAATAACAAAACAAAATTTTTAATAGAAAATGGTCTTTCATCAAAGACCGTATCAGTAATGACTGAATCTCAGATAAATCTTCTTTTTGAGAAATTTAAAAAAATGAAAAAAGAAGAAAATAAAGAGCAAGTACAACAAGTCCAAACAACTAAAACTATTGTTGGTCCTGAAGGTGGTAGTGTTGCTGTAAAACCTGGACAAACAAAAGTTAGTTTAAAACCAGTACCAAACCAACCAGGTACGGTTGAAGTTATTGAAAAAGAGTTGTCTGAAGATGAGACTGATGATGTTACTTCTTCTAACGCATTAGGTAAAGATGCTGAACAATCATATACAGGTCAAGAATCACCACATGACGCTAATGATATGGCTGATGATGGTATGGATGACGATTCTTCAGATGATAGATCTAATATGGGTATGGCAGAATCAAAATTAAATGAAAAATTCGAATCAAAAGCACAACAAGGTTTATTTTGGGCTCGTTGTAACAAATGTTCAGATAAGAAATGTAAATGGTGTAAAATGGCTAAAGAATTTTCTGACTCAACGTCAAAAAAACAATACAAAAATATGCCAGAAAAAAAACACCCTGAAAAAACTGTTAAAAACAAAAAGAAAGAAACAAAAGAACAGTTTGAAAAATTTTTGGAAAAAAAAATATTAGAAATGGTAGATAATAACATCACCCCAAAAATGACTAAGAAAGATATTATTGAGACGGTTAAAAAAAAATCCAAAAAAATGAAGTCTATGATAATTCGTAGACCAAAAAAAGTCACAATGTTTTCCGCTGAGGCACCAATGGAACTACCTATAGGTAAAATGTTTTCTATTGGTAAAAAATAGTCTTTACAACAAAATCCCTAAATTGATATTTATGTAATATGGGATTAACTAAAGAACAAGTTTTAATTGAATATGCTAAGTGTATGAGTGATACTCCATACGCTCTAAGAACATATTTACAAACCTACGATAATACTGTGTCAAAATATGTTCCTTTGGAACTATTTCCTGATCAAGTATCTTTGTTAGATGACTACGAAAAATTTGAAGAAAACATTGCATTAAAGTATCGTCAAGCGGGAGTTTCAACTGTAACCGCGGCTTGGATATCAAAACGACTGGTATTTGCTAAAAAAACTCAACCTGAAAAAATTCTAATAATTGCCAACAAACTTGACACATCGATGGAGATGGCAAATAAGATTAGAGCTTTTGTTGATCAATGGCCTAATTGGGTGGGTGCCGGATTCTCAAACGATAAAAATTCACAAAGACATTATAAATTAAATAATGGATCTGAGGTTAAGGCGGTGGCAACATCAAAAGATGCACTTCGTGGATTTACACCTACCATCCTTGTATTTGATGAGGCCGCGTTTATCGAAGCTGATAGTGATTTTTGGGCTGCTTGTATGGCATCCTTATCCACAGGGGGTAAGGTAATTGTGGTTTCCACACCTAACGGATATGACCCAATTTATTATGAAATATATGACCAATCATTGAAAGGGATGAATAATTTCAAGATCTCTGAAATGTATTGGTATCGAGATCCAAGATATGCTAAGGACCTTTATTTGGTACCAACCGATGATATTGTTCATTATCTTTTAAATCGTGAAGAATTTGACGACTCAAAAAATATTTCTTGGGCACATACCGATCCGTTTAATAGGGATTATGATGAAATGAAATATTTTTTTAATCAAGGGTACAAACCATGTTCTACTTGGTATGAGAAAATGGTTAAAAAACTTAAATACGATAAACGTAAGATTAATCAAGAGTTAAATTGTGAGTTCTTAGGTTCGGGGGATAACGTATTTGATAATAAACAACTTGAGGATATAAAAAATAATTCTTTATTAGATGCCCCATCAAAACTTATGGGTAATTCCCTTTGGATGTGGAAAGAACCAATTGAAGGTCACAAGTACATTATGGGTGTCGATGTTTCTCGAGGTGATAGTGAAGACTTCTCGTCAATTCAAATTATTGATTTTGATGAAAGAGAACAAGTATTAGAATATGTTGGAAAAATTCCACCTGACACATTAGCAGAAGTTGCGTATAAGTGGGGTATGATGTATAATGCGTTTGTTGTTGTCGATATCACTGGTGGTATGGGTATAACAACAGTTAGAAAAATGCAAGAGTTGGGTTATAAAAGTTTATATATTGATGGGGTTGATTCTATGAATATATGGGCAGTAAATAAAAGTTCGGTAGATAAAATACCAGGTATTAACTTCAATAATAAAAGAGTACAGATCATAGCCGCTTTTGAGGAATCAGTTAGACACAAGTTTAAAATTAGAAGTGTTCGTTTGTACAATGAAATGAACACGTTTGTATACATAAACGGTAGACCTGATCACCAAAAAGGACAACACGATGACCTTATTATGGGTATATCAATGGCTTTATATGTTGGAGAGTCATCATTTTCAAAATTAGAGAGAGCAACTGAACACACAAAAAATATGATTGAGTCTTGGGCCGTCGTAAATAATGATGCGGTTGCCAAAGAGGCACATTTTGATCCCGTAATACCCAATCAGAATGTACTTAGAGATAGAGCGGGATTACATAATAATGGTCCATCAAGAGACGACTATCAAACATATGGTTGGTTATTTGGTGGTTTAATGAAATAAAATTATGGGATTAGATTTTAGAGCAAGAACAGGTAGAATAGCAAATGGATCAAGATTGGTTGTTTCAGGTGAAGTGACAACAGGACAAAAAGTATTTCCTGTAACTTTTAAAAAAACAAACCCTTATGATCTAACGCCCACACAAAAAGAAGCGTTACAATCTTTGAGCGGATCGACGACTAACTAACTATTGAAATATTTATATCTATAGTTAAACTTTTAATATGGAAAATAACAATAAAAATCTAACGGTTTGGCAAAGGTTAGCAACGACTTTTGGTCCTGATTCTACATTAGGTCAAGGTCAACCTGATTACAAGTTAGATAAAAAAGAAATTTTAAAAACTCAAGATAAAGCTGAATATGAAAAAGCAAAACTTCAAAATCAGCAATCTCTTTATTTAAGTGGTAATTGGGCTAAAGTAGAAAATAATTTATATACCCAAGCCGTATATTACGAACCAACAAGATTAGCCGCATTCTATGACTATGAATCGATGGAATATACTCCTGAGATATCAACAGCTTTAGATATTTATGCTGAGGAATCAACAACACCCGATCAAAACGGTTATGTTTTACAAGTTTATTCAGAATCTAAAAGAATAAAAAGTATATTGGTTGATTTATTCGTCAATACTTTAGATATAAACACTAACTTACCTATGTGGATTAGAAACATGTGTAAGTATGGTGATAATTTTGTTTATTTAAAATTGGACCCTGAAAAAGGAGTTACAGGATGTTTACAACTACCTAATATTGAAATTGAAAGATTAGAAAGAGGTGTTGACTCAAGAACATACCAAGCAACAATGAATTTAAACAGAAAGGCTTTAAAGTTCGCATGGAAATCAAGAGACACAGAATTTAATACTTGGGAGGTCGCTCACTTTAGATTATTGGGTGACGATAGAAAACTTCCTTATGGTACATCGATGTTAGAAAAAGCTCGTCGTATTTGGAAACAATTAGTATTGTCAGAAGATGCGATGTTAATCTATAGGACATCAAGAGCACCTGAAAGAAGAGTATTTAAAGTTTACGTTGGTAACATGGATGACAAAGATGTGGAACCATACGTACAAAGAGTTGCAAACAAATTTAAAAGGGATCAAGTTGTTGATAGAAAAACAGGAAATGTGGATTTACGATTTAACCAAATGGCGGTAGATCAAGATTACTTTATTCCTGTACGTGATCCGGCACAAGCGAGTCCGATTGAGACTTTGCCGGGAGCACAAAACTTATCTGAAATTGCTGACATCGAGTACATCCAAAAGAAATTAGTTACAGCGCTTCGTATTCCTAAGGCTTATTTAGGATTTGAGGAACCTGTAGGTGATGGTAAAAACTTATCATTATTAGATATTCGTTTTGCAAGAACAATCAATAGAATTCAAAAATCTGCAATTGCAGAAATGAACAAAATTGCAATCATCCACTTATTCCTTATGGGATTTGAGGATGAGTTGTCAAATTTTACTTTACAACTTACAAACCCATCAAAACAAGCTGACTTGTTAATGATTGATGTGTGGAAAGAAAAGGTAACACTATACAAAGATATGGTTACTGAAGTCCCAAAATCAATCCAAGCTGTTTCGGCTACTTGGGCGAAAAAACACATTTTTGGTTTCTCAGACGAAGAAATTAAACTTGAGTTACAACAAATTAGAATGGAAAGAGCAGTTTCTACTGAACTTGATAATACCGCAACAATCATCACAAAAACAGGTATTTTTGATACTGTAGATAGACTTTATAAACCTGTAACAGGTGGAACAATGACACCTACAGCACCTGCAGCACCAGGGGCTGAGGCGGCACCAGGGGCAGAAGCACCTGCAGAAGCGGCACCTGCAGAGGCAGCACCAACAGTTCCTGAAAGTATTAGAAAAGAAAAAAATAAACTAATATTAGAATCTAAAGATGATGATTTCGATGAAGATGAGTTTTTAGATTTTAAAAAAATGAACGGATCTTTAAATCTTATTGAAGATGAATTAAATAAACTTCTTGGTGACTAATATTTATTAACATGAGTAAATTTAAAAATCTTACTGAAAAAAATATGAGGTTTCTTCTTAAAAGGATGCGTGAAGATATCTATAACTTTGGTTCAACAAGAGATTTAATTTCAGGGTCTAATCAAAAAATACTTAAAGACATTTTAGATGACATTGGGATGATACCTAATAATGAAGACTTATCATTTATTTTCGCATTATATAGAATAAACCCAAACAGTGATACTGAACCAATAAAAATTCCAAAATTACACACTTACGAAATTTACACGAAAAGATATGCTTCTATTAGTGTAAGAGAATTATGGAAAAATACTGTTGAAAGTTATTTTGAAGACGAAGACGACGTTCAAGATTTTGATAGTTGGTTTGGTGGTGCCGATTGGTGGGAAGGTGAGATGGTTGACCGAGATGAATATGATGAAGAAACAACAGAAACTGAATATGACGAAATAAACAAATTAAGTTGATATTTATTAGAAAAAACAAAAATGTTCGGAGAATTAAAATCAAAAATAGAAACGCATTTAACTGAATCCTATAAAAAAGGTACTCTAAAGGATAACTTATTCGTATTTGAAGAGTTAGTTTTAAAAAACAAAAATATATCAAAGATATTTTTCTTGTACGACGAATTATCAAGTAATAAAGGTCTTCAGGAAAGTATTGCAAATGAATTCATAAATGAATCAATAACTGCATACGAAAACTTATTTAATAAAGTTTCTCCTTTCAGTGTAAAAGAACTTAAAATGTGGGTTGGTCATGTTCAGTGTGAAAATACATACAAAGAAATTGACAATTTATTCTCAACAAATGTTTTAACTTTAGAAAACAAAATTAAAAGTAAAAAAGTTATTTTAGAAAATTTAAAAACTAAAGAACAAGAAAAGAAAGAGATAATTAATGTACCTTTAAAATCTATGGTGAATGTTGCAAACAAAACTGTTGAGAAATACATTCAGTCACTTTCTGAATCTGAAAGAAAAGAATTAAAAAAATTGTTATCTACCCCAAAAGAAACTTTGATTGAAAATTATAATAAATTAAAGTCAGATGTTTTTGAAAAATTAAACTCGCAAAAAGATAATTCAGACGAAGAAACGTCAAAGACTATAGATCAAGTTTTAAACAAATTGCAAAACGAATCGTTTAACGAATTGAATTACTATAAGTTAGGAAAACTAAACGAGGGACTTTAATTTTTGAATATAGGAAGCCTTAATGATTTGGGCTCTTTTCTTAACTGAAGGTTTTACAAACTCTTTCCTCTCAAACAAAGCTGAGTTTTGTTTGGTTCTAATAACTTTTCCTTTAAGGTCTTTTAGGGCCTTCTCAATGTTTCCTTTTTTTACTTCTACTAATAACATAAAATTTTTGATTGTTGATATAAATATAAATATTCGTTAGATTTAATCAAAAATAAACATTGAGAACATGAAAAAATTCTATGAAAAAAGGAAAAACCACAAAATTAAGTGGATATCGAACATTCAAAGCCCAATATGGGACTATTGATTCACAAAACTTAAAATCAATTTACATCAACATCCAAACATGGGTAGAACCTAAAGAAGAAGTGGAAAACTGGAACAGAGTCGTTCTAAATATGACAAGATCAGTTAAACACTGTGTGTTAGAAAATATAAACAAAGATACATTTGACACAAAATTTATTGTAGATTTAGACCTCAGAACAAGCGGACTACAATTAAAAAAGAAATCCTTTATGAATTTAGAAATAAATTTATTTTTATTAGAACAAATGGATTTCAAATCACCAAAATTAAAAAAATCAGTTAAAAATTTAATCAAAGAAGTTTACAGTGATGTTTTTAGTAAAAACAGATACTTCAAATGTTTTCTTACAAAAAACGGAAATCAAAAACTTGTTAAGAAAGAAACTGAAACTGTTTAGTATTTATAAATAAAATATTAAATGAGCGATTTAAAAATATTAGGACCAAGAGATTCAGGAAAAGGGATTCTTGTTGAGTATGACGCAGGATATATAGACCCAAATGAAAGAAGAAACTTATCTATGATTAGAGAGAACAGAGATATGTTAGACCATTCAAAACCATTTGAGTTTTATGCTGTATTACAAAAATACAATACCCCAAATAGAAACGGGAGAGTTTACCCTGAAAAGATTCTCAAAAGAGAGGCTGACAATTATAAAAAGATGATTCAAAAAGGAACCGCCCTTTCTGAGTTAAATCACCCTGAATCATCTCTAATAGATTTAGATCGAGTATCCCACGCCATTACCGATATATGGTGGGAAGGTCCTGTGTTATTAGGTAAATTGAAATTACTTACAAGTCCAGGTTTTCACGAAAGAGGTATTGTATCAACAAAAGGGGATTTAGCCGCTAACTATCTTCGTCAAGGTGTAACATTAGGTATATCTTCTCGTGGTGTTGGGTCTCTTAAAAAAGTTGGTGAACAAAACGAAGTACAGGATGATTTTGAATTAATTTGTTTTGACTTAGTATCATCTCCATCCACGCCAGGAGCATATCTTTTCAGAGATAAAGACGAAAGAATGAATTACGAAGAGAATTTAGATGAGGAGAAAAAAATGCAAGCCGAAAGACATATTGGTGAAACAGGATCAAAATCACTTGACTTAATGAATAGATTGTCCGATTATTTGAATAAATAATTAATTATGGACGAAAAATATTTTGTAGCAAAAATCACCACTGATATGGTTGATGAGAACACAGGTAAGATTAAAAAGCTGAGAGAAGAAAAATTGGTTCGTGGGTACTCACCTACCGATGTTGAGGCTAAAGTTACCAAGGTTTACGAAAATTATTCTATGGATTGGAGAATCACCGCAATCGTTGAATCAAAAATTGATGAGGTTATAGAAGGTTAATAGTAACAAGAATTTAAAGGAATGGGAGTTGACAAAAAAGTCTTCTCCCATTTTTTTTTGTCTGAAATACTCAAGAAATAAATTTTTTTTAAAATTCATGATATTTATTTGATAATAAATGGAAAATACAAATATGGCAAATAACCAAAATGTAGTAGAGGACGCTCTTTACCAAATTAGAAATTTGGAAGAGACCTTACAAGAGAATGCAAAAGGAATACTTCAATCTACAATGAGTGAAGAAATCAAACAATTAGTAAAAGAATCTCTTAAAGAATCTAAAAAAGATGAGGAGATTGATGAGCAAGATGAACCCGTAACAGGTGGAGAAGCAGAAATGGACACAGAAACTGAAATGGAAGATGAAGAAATGGACGATGATATGGAGGTTGATGCCGAAATGGAAATGGACATGGAAGGAGACGAAATGGAAGACGAAATGGAAATGGACATGGAAGGAGACGAAATGGAAGACGAAGAAACTATCGATATGACAGGAGCTTCTGATGCTGAAGTCTTAAGAGTTTTTAAAGCTATGGGTGATAATGATGGAATCGTTGTGAAAAAAGAAGGTGAGAATACAGTTCATCTTACAGACGGTGATAACGAATACATGATCCAATTGGGTGAATCTGAAGAAGATATGAATGAAACAATTTACGAAATAGAAATGGACGAATCCGACGACATGATGGAATACGACATGATGGAAATGGAAGACGACATGATGGAAGATGACATGATGGAATACGACATGATGGAAGATGACATGATGGAAGATGACATGATGGAATACGACATGATGGAAATGGAAGACGATATGATGGAAATGGAAGCAGAGTTTGACATGGACGGTATCATGGAATCAATTAAAAAATCTGTTAAACCAAAAGGTGTTGGAATTGGAAAAGGTCCAAAATTTAGCTATGACAAAAAACCTAACATGGGCGGAGGTTTCAATGAAAAAAGAAAAGAAGCTTTTGGAAAAGGAACTAAGGCTATGGGTACAGGTAAAGCTAAATTTGAATATAAAGAAGAAAAAGAGTGGGGTGGTAACAAAGGTGACTACAAGAGAAGTAAAGGTCACAAAGTAGGTGATAAAGATGGTCACTTTAAAGACTATGAAAAGAAAGAAACTAAAGAAGCTGTAAGAACTAATAGTTATCCTAGAGCTAACAAAGTTGGTAACAGAAAAGGTTCTGACCAAAATGTGAATAGAAAAGAAATTAGACAAAGACCTAATACAAGAGTTAATGAAGAAGTTCAATTATTGAAAAATAAAAATGATGAGTACAAAAAAGCCCTTGACGTTTTTAGAACTAAATTGAATGAAGTTGCTGTGTTTAACTCTAATTTGGCTTACGCTACTCGTTTGTTCACTGAACACTCAACTACTAAACAAGAAAAAGTTAACATCTTAAGAAGATTTGATGATGTTGAGTCTTTAAAAGAATCAAAAAATCTGTACAGAGTTATTAAAAATGAGTTAAACTCAACTGGCTCTTCATCAGAACAAAAATTAACTGAGTCAATTGAAAGAACTGTAAATAGAACTGTTGAAACAGGATCTGCAGTGAATTTGATTGAATCAAAAACTTATGAAAATCCTCAATTCATGAGAATGAAGGATTTAATGGGAAAAATAAAATAAACATAAACTAAAAATAAAAAACCTAAAAAATGGGAGCATTATTAGAATCAGGTCTTGTTGGTAACATCGGGTTGAAACACCTTAAAGTTATCAAAGAAGACACAATTAACAAGTGGGACAAATTAGGCTTTTTGGATGGTCTAAAAGGTCACTTAAAAGAAAACGTTGCACAATTATACGAAAACCAAGCATCTTACTTAATTAACGAAGCAACTTCTGACGGTCAATCAAACGGAGCGTTCGAAACAGTTGTTTTCCCAATCGTAAGAAGAGTTTTCTCTAAATTGTTGGCTAACGACATCGTATCAGTACAAGCTATGAACTTACCTATCGGTAAATTGTTCTACTTCGTACCAAGAATCCAAGGATATGCGAACCAATCTTCTGAGTACGCTAACTTATATCCTAACTCAACACCTTCTAACAGTACTGCTGGTGGTGACCACTACGCACCTATTGGATCTCCTGAAGCTGTTAACGCAGGATTGAATAATCCTAACCAAGGATATCCTGATAACGACTACTACTACAAGAAAGATCTTTATGATTTATTCTATGAAGGTAACGAAGCGTCTTTAGATCCTCCAGGATTATTTGACTACTCTAAAGGTAAGTGGACTGCAGTTACTGCAACTACAACAATCCAAGCATGGGCAGGTTCTGAATTAGTTAATGCCGCTATCGGTTCAGGACAATTGATTCCAGCAGGTAACTACAGAAAAGTTATCGTTAAACTTTGTGGATTCAACAGTTCAGGAGCTGGTAAATTAATCGGTCCTGATGGTAACGAAATGGACACTGAATCATTCCTTTCTGACCTTAGAATTTACGCGGCTAACGGATTCTCTGCTAACACAACTTCACCTTGTAGTGTAACAACAACTACTTACAACGGAGCTACAGTTTACGCTCCTCTATTATTTAGAGTTGTAACTCAAATCTACGGTAAAGGTATCGTTAAATATGGTAGCAACGCAGGAACTGTGTTTAATAACACTGCAACTGTACCTAACACACCATTAAATGGTGGTAACGGTGGTAACTATAATGACATCTGTGATGCAGGTGGATGTATCTGGTTAGAAGTTGACCTTTCTTGTCCTGTATGTGCTGACTGTGATGCATCTTCTTTAGATGGTTACACAGGAACAACAATCGCATCAGGTGGATCTGCTACTTCATTCACAGCATGGTATAGAAGATACGCTAATATGGAATTCGAAGATCAAATTGGTGAGGTTTCTTTTGACCTTGAGTCAGTAACTGTATCTGTTACAGAAAGAAAACTAAGAGCACAATGGTCTCCTGAATTAGCTCAAGACGTTGCAGCATTCCATAACATCGACGCTGAGGCTGAGTTAACAGCATTGTTATCTGAGCAAGTAGCTGCTGAGATTGACCGTGAAATCTTACGTGACTTACGTAAAGGTGCAGCATGGCAATTACGTTGGGATTACAACGGATGGAGAAGAATCAACAACCAAGTATCTTACACTCAAAAAGACTGGAACCAAACTTTGATTACAGCAATCAACCAATTGTCAGCACAAATCCACAAATCTACTTTGAGAGGTGGTGCTAACTGGATCGTTGTTTCATCTGAGGTTTCTGCTATCTTTGACGATTTAGAATACTTCCACGTATCTAACGCGGCTCCTGAGCAAGATCAGTACAACATGGGTATTGAAAGAGTTGGTACATTATCTGGTAGATACCAAGTTTACCGTGATCCTTACTTCCCACCAAACCAAGTTTTGATTGGACACAAAGGAACATCATTGTTAGACACAGGTTACATCTACGCTCCGTATGTACCTCTACAATTGACACCTACAATGTACAACCCATTCAACTTTACACCTATCAAAGGTATTATGACACGTTACGCTAAGAAAATGGTTAACAACCGTTTCTACGGACGTATCACAGTTGATGGAGTTAGAACATTCGACTTGAGAGAATTGAGATAATCAATTAAAACCGAATAAGAAAAAGGTCAGAGAAATCTGACCTTTTTTTATTTTATTAAAGTTCTAATTGATTTGGATATAACTTCAGATTCCCCAATTGTAAACACACCTTTTGCATGTGCTGATTTAACAGACTCAATTAAATAATAAAGAGCGTGTTCTTTATCCATTGTACTCAATATAAGTTCCAAATGATCTTCACTTAACAAGTTAATAGATCCAAATAAATTACCATAGATTTTGTTTTCTTCTTCCATAATTAAAAAGTGAGATATTTATAATTATAATATAATGGATAGATTAAATCAAATAATTAAAAAAGTTATTAGGGAGGCCACTTCACAAAGAGGAGGTTCCTCAGGTGCGTATGTTACACCGGTACAACCAGGGTTTAGACCTTTTAGTGAAGATAGTTTAGCACCATTTAACATACCTGTTTCTAAATACGAAAACCCATTAGTCCAATATGATAGTTTAGATCATAAAATGGACTTAAGAAAAGACCAAATCGCAAAATTGGAAAAAGAAGCGAATGATATAACTAATTTCATAAAAAAACACCCCGATTTAGCAACTGGAGATGATGATGGTGGAGTTATAAATCAATTTATGTACGATCATAAAACACCTAAAGGTGATAGCCCGATGAAACCTTTCACAAATAAAGTAAAATTTAACGAATGGGTTGATTTATCTCATGATAATTTAATATCAGAAATAAGTACTTCAGTTACTGCGGGTATATATAATGCTCCTTTAGAAATTGGTAGTTTAGAATGGAAAAAAAATGAATTAGATCCATTTACCGAAAAAGTAACAACAGATTTTAATAAAAAATCATTAAAAAATACTTTACAAAAAAACATTAAACGAAATGTTGGTGTTTGGGAAAAAAACAAAAATGGATCTTATAAAAGAGATATTGATTATCCTGAGACAATTAATGAAGACTTAGCCGTTTGGTTTGGTAAAAAGAAGAAGCCTAAAGGATCTTCTCAACCAAAAGGTCCTTGGGTTAATATTTGTAGAAAAATCGATGGAAAACACCCTCCCTGTGGACGACACGACACTTCTAAAGGTTCATACCCAAAATGTCGTGCCGCAGGTGTTGCTGGCAAGATGTCAGATTCGGCTAAAAGATCGGCTTGTCAACAAAAAAGAGCCGCTGAGAAAAAAGACACTCAAACCGGTAAAGGTCAAAAACCTATCATGACTTCTTACAAACCTAAAAAATAACTATTTTTCAGATATTTTATTATAAACCTTAACTAAGGAATTTTTAATGTTTGATTTTACCTCAGCTTCGGTCATATTTCTTCTTTTTTCAGTTTCAGTATCGTATAAGTAGGTAACACGTTCAAAATCTCTTCTACTCATTTTAACGTCGTAATGAAATACGTGATTAGTAATTTCAACTCTACCAAAATCGATAAGGACAAAAAGTCCTAATTCTTCATTTATAATATACCTTTTACTGGACATAGGTGCAATCATAAAATCAGATTTTTTGTGTGATATCATTTTCACTACAATCTTGAATGCAGTTTTTTCATAAGGTTCGATTTCTTCATGAGTTGGCATAGATTGTCTCATTCTTCTTGCCATTTTGACCTTAAATCTTTTGTAGAGTCTTTTAAAAAAGTTTTTCATAGTTAGTGTTTATGTTTCTAACTACAAATATATGAAAAAAAAAATGATTAACAAAAAGGAAGTTAAAAAAATTTAACAATATGCTCCTGAGCATCTCTTTTTACCATCCAATCCAGGTTTGGTTCCTTTACATACCTGAACTGCGTATCCGTTAGCGTACGCCGAAGGGTAAACGTCAAACTTAGCTTTAGCTGCTGATTTTCCTCTTGCACAAAGCTTTGTTCCTGTTTTTTTCCTACCTTCCATCATAACCATGTCTTTATCGGACATGTTCATAGAAAGTTCCATACCATCATGTTTTGATTCATTCATAATAAAATCAAAAACTTGATCCATGTTATTTTTTGCTTCTGAAATATGATCTTGAGCCCAATCATGACCATTATCTAAAATAGACTCAATCATATTGTGATCTAAATCTAATAATAAATCACATTGTCTTCTCATTTGTTCTAAATTTGAAAAGAACATATATCTTGAGGACTCTTTATCGTTACTTTCTTTTAAAATTCTTCTAATAATTCTATCTAACTTATCCATATTTTTATTCTTTAATTATATAATCCGTTTTCACCCCCTAATTGAACTGCGTTTCCTTGAATAACATTATTTCCGTATAAACCAGTCCATGCAGGGTGGGGGACTGCGGTCACGGTTGCGGTTGCTCCCGATGAAAGCGGGTCACAGATGACACAACTTTCATAAATTGTATTTGCTGTTACTGGTATGATTCGAAAACATGAAGAACAAGAATCAAATAAAGTTCCTAAAGTATATGGTGGTCCTGATGGTGATCCACCAACCACTGTTGCACAATATGTAATTCCCGATAAAGAAATAATAGAATAAGTTTCACCTATACTTGGAGCGGGAATTACTCCAAAATCATTTACCGCAACAAAAACACCTGGTTGAAAACATAATTCAAAATTTACTAATGGCATAATATTTTATTTTATAAATATCTCTTTATTCTACTTTCTCATTTACGATTTGGAAATTTATTTGTTGTTTGTAAACATTTACCTGACCAGATGTTGTAACTTTTAAATCCACAAAATATTCATTAGGAATTTTATCTCTCATATCAAATATAAAATAGTACTCATTAGGTGTCCTGTTTAAATTAGTCCAATCTTGAACTATAACTTCAGTTTGACCTTCTCTCACATAAACTCTGTATTGACCATCAACATTTGGAAGTTGTTTATTTGTGGTATAAGCTTGTTTTATGATAACCCCAACTTTTCTAATTTCTGTGTTTAAAATCTTTTCATTCTGTTTTAACCCATAGTAAGTAAATCCGTATTGTGCAGGATCGTTTGTGTTTGTACCAATCTGTATAGATCTTTTAGTTGGGTATATTGTGAATTCATTTATTTCATTTGGTAATGAAAACCCATTTAACTTTATGTTTGACCAAGTATCGGTAAATAAACATGGAGTTTTGTATCCAATAAGTGGTGGTATTGTTATCTCGTAAACACCTTTGGTTCTTTGGCAAGATGGTAAATTAATCAAACCTGTAACAGGAGTGCCTGAAGAATCAGAAATTGTAACTAAAGGTGGGATATCTAAATTTTTAAAGTCACCGTCCTCATAAACATATAAATAAAGTTTGTTTATAGTTCCTAATGTAAAGTTATTTCGGTCATCTTCGATTAAATCGTCATATGTTGTTTGTAGATATGGTTCATAAAATGTTTGTGTGTGTCTTGTAAAGAACCCAACAGAATACGATCCTACAGTACCTATTAAATTTTCTACCTCAGGTAGGTAAGCTATACCCCAACCTGAAGGGTTAACAATTCCGCCAAACAACAAATCATTAATTTCATCAGTCATATCAAATTCAATATCCTCATTACCAAATTCAAAATGTTGTATATCTACTATTGTTAATCCTGAAAAGGGCATTGGGCCTAAATTCATGTTATTGTAGATACCTGCTTGTTCCCAAGTATCTATGGTTGTAGTTTGATACCAGTTTGATGGTCTATTAGAATAAGCTCTGTTAGGACCTAATCCATCAGGAATATCATAAAAATCATAACCAACACCTTCATCCCAATATTGTGGTTGGTCAGGGTCTAAATCTTTTGGTGGTATTCTAAATAAAATTAAATCAAATGATGTTGCTCTAAGACTACCATCAGGCATAGATGTATTTAATAAATCTTCACTAAATGAAGATGTATTGGTCATTTTGAGTATATGTCTAGTATTATCAGTACACCCTGTCGAAATAACTCCTGTTGCCAATTTTTCTCTTAGAAGTGTTAAATCTAAGTCAAATATAAAACGAGAATATCCTATAGGATTTACTAAACCACCATCTCCGTAATATAATTGCATAACAGGATTTCTTCCTGTGTTTACGTAACTGTTAAAAACTATGGTGTTGTTTCTACTGAAATAAGAATTATTAATTGACATTTATCTTTTATTTATAAATATCAATTAATTCGAATATTTTGATTTAATATTGAATTGTCAGCGTCTTGTAAAATTTTATAGATTTCTTCTAATTTAGTCCCATCAACTCCGATTGGAATTGGAGCTTCATTTATGTTGTGTACGTGTGCACCTAAAAAGTCTACTATTAATTTTAAAAGTTTCATTAACTCATTCCCTCTAACCATAGGATCGGTATTTTGTAGAATATTCTCAGTAAAATATGGTTGTGGAATACCGTATAAAGTTTCTTTAGGTTCCAACATAATTTTTCTTTTTGAAGGTATGTCAGATTTGTGAGATAATAAATATAAAAAGTCCGCAGCTACTGTACCATATGAAACGGGATTAGGGTTATATGTATTTTGTCTTAATGTTTCCGTTTCTGGTGTTAATTGTTGACCAATCACATTTTTAGACCAAACTAAAACACTACCAAATTGTCTATCAGATGGTAATAATTTAACTTTAGTGAAGAAGTTATTAACCATATTAAAATCTGTAGATGCTGTTGAACTTAACTTATCAATGTTATTTTTTGTTGGTCTGAAATAAAAAGGAAACTGATTTGATATTTTTAAATCGTTATCAAAAGGAAATTGTTCATATCCTTGAATATTAATCTTTCCTTCATTTAATCCGTTTATAAATTGATTTATGATTTTTACCCCCTCATCCAAAGTTTTTCCTGTAAATACTAAAGTATATTCAGGACCACTTTTATATTGGTCTAATGGGGTGTCCATGTATATTTCAGTAGTTTTGGTTTTGTCTTTAGGTAATAAAGAATATAAACTTATGTTACCATTATAAAACGTAGAACCTGTAACGCCACCACCTACGGTATTTCCGGTAATGGTAACTTGATTGGTAACTTCCCATTCAATTAATTTCTTAACTAATTGAGGTTTATTTTTTAGTATGGTTTTTTTAATTGGATCTTTTTCAACCCTTTCTAAATCAAAATTTGATATTTGTAAAAATCCTCGATTTAGTCTTGGTGTTGGTAAATTAAATCCTGCGGTTTGGGTTGGTATGTTTTTACCTGCTCTTACTAAAACCTCATCTTGTTTTACAATAACATCTGCGGTTCCTCTACCTAATAACGCATTATCGCCAGGTTCAGGATAAATACCTTTTGCCTGACCCTTAATTTCAAAACTTATAGGATCTTTAATATTGTTAGCCTGTTTCAAAAATACACCACTAGCCAACATTGATTCAGAATTATGCCAGTTTTCGTAAAAATTGTTCTGAGGTCTTGTTATAGGACCCTGAATGTAGAATTTAGTGTTATCCACAACATAATCTTTATTATAGTAAAAAATGTGGATGTACTCATCAATTTTAGGTACTTGACTTACATAATAAGGTAACAAAGGTAAATAAATCAGAGGATCTCTTTCAGTCCAAATATCCTTCTCAGGGTTCCAATTAGTCGGTAATACATCAGCCTCAACTTGATCTATTGGCAACGCTCTAATTCTTCCTAACATTAAAGGATCTTGGTTATTAATTACATAACCTTGAAATATTAGTTTTTGTTCATTCATTAAATTTTAGTTCTTTCAGTATATTCTTTATGTAATACATTATAGGTATTTTCTAAAGCATCTAAATGGTGTGTAAGTTTGATTATAGAATCTTTTGTTACTTTGTGGTCTTCATTGATAAATTCCATTGCGATTTGAAGATCTCTGTTAGATCTTTCTTTATGTTCTTTTATTATCAATAGAACTTCGTTAGCTTTGATTCTTTTTTCGTCAATCTTAAATGAACTTTCCATATGCGTCTTTTGGGATTGTTACACCAGCCGGTGTTATAGTTAATGGACCAATACCGATAGCGACTTTTCCATTCTCCTCAACCTCTTGTGCGTTACCATCAATCATCGCTTTAATTGATGCTAAAAATTTATTTGGACTCCCGTCAGGCATCGGACCTGTTGGGACACCTATTTCTTGTAGATTTTGTACGGTATTTAAAAACGATCTTGTTGGTGAATACCCATCTAATAATTTCGCAGATAACAAGAGGGGTAATGGTAAATCTCCTCCTTTTTCTGCCAAAGCACTTAATCTCTTTTTGACACCAATATTAAGTAATTGTAGAAGTTCATCTAAAACACTTTTACAATCCCTAAAATCTTTAGTAATTACTGCTAATCCTGGTATAATCGCTACAATCGCTAAAACCATCCTGTAACGTTTTTTTGTCTTTTCGTCATTAATATCTTGAAGTAATAATTTAACTAAAGCTTTAACTTCTTTCTTTAATTCATTAAAAACTTCTTTTGTGAAAATTGCAACAACTTTAGTCATGAACTCATTAAAAAATGTTCTAAACTTTTTTTGAAAATCCTCAATGTTTGAAACTTGTTTATAAAATGGTTGATTATACATTGCTGCCAACGTCATAATTGGCAAAACATTCTTTGGTGATAAAACAGTGTTGATTAAAGCTTTTAAAAATTGCTCAAAAAAACCCGCATCTAACGATAACTTAAATCCGTCATCTAATGTTGGGTAAATTATCCCTGATGCTGCCTCAATCTCATTTAAATCTGAAGTATCTTCATTAAATTCTAAATTATCTAAAGCCGTAAGGGTTGCCTCTAAATTTAAAGGAACTTTGATGTTATCACATTCCTCAAATTCTACAACGCCCAATTTTATGTCTGAAATACTTTGTTCTATAATTCTTAAATCGATGTCATTAAATTCATAAAACGATTCATCAACATTATCAACTTCAGATACTTTAGATGATGCACCCACATTAATTTCTTTATTGGAGTCAGAACAAAGACCAAGTATTCTTTGCATGATCAGTAAAACTTTTTGGATCGTTTGTATTTTTAAAAATCCATCACCTCTACCAAATGAAATTACACCTGTAACATAATCAGTAAGATTTGTGAAAAATTGTTTATAATCTAAAATGTCAATTGATTCATAATAATCAGCTAAGAAAATATCAACAGCAGGAAGACCTACTCTTGTACTTATGTCAACTTTGAAGGTTGGTTCATTTACGGTTAAAAATGTTATTGGATCTACATAGGTTTCAATATAGGTAACATTAAATAAATTTTGATTAGATTTACCTTTGTACGGTGAACCTGCAACTGCCTGATATGGTTGATTTAAATTTTGAGTTCTTTGATAAAGTTCTCTATTCATTGAGAATGGAAAATCGTTATACTGAATAGGTTTTTTTTCGTAGAAAAATTTACCAATTTTATCGTCAGGACCTAATTCAAAAGTCCCAAACAAATCAACAGATTTTACAGGTACATAATACGTTGATGGTATTGTAGTCATCGTATTACTACAACCCAAAGCCTTAATAGCTTCCTCAATTAAAATTGTTTTAAGTTCAGGTTTAATCTTTTTTAAAGAATTTAGAAATATTCTTTTGATTAATTTATCGGTCTCAACACCCGAACCTTTAGTTTGTTTTAATTGTTGGATTAACTCATCTAAAAAACTTTTAGCATTTGCGGTATGTTTTTTTCTCCACTTCTTATAATCAGTAAGTGGTTGAGATAGAAATTTATTTGCGGTTTCTTGAGAACTACCTGCCTTCTTTTTTAAACTTTCGTAACTTTTTTTGTATTCTTTATAAGTTTTATAAACACCTGTTTTGTTACTCGCTTTTTTTAATTCTTCATTAATATCAACAGCCATATAAAATTATTTTTTCATTTTATAGGTTCCATCATTTTTGATGTCTTTTTGAAGTAGACTTTGAATTGCAACGTCATCCATGTCTAAATCAGAAAGAGTGAAATCCTGTTCTTTATCCGTTGATTTTTGCCACATTGTTGATTGTAGTTTTGAAAGTGTTAATTTCTTTTCTACACAATCATTAATTATTTTTTGTTGTTTCTCAATTACAGGACCAATAAGAGTCATATCCTCAGGTTCCTTCATCATTGTCAACATTTTGTTTTGGATTCTAATTGCGGTGTTTCTTTGTTCTACTAATTCATTGTAGATTTCTTGCATCAAAGATAACATTGACTCTTTCGATAAATTTATTTCTTTTTTTGGTGGTCTTGGCATACTAGTAAATATCAATCTTTCAGTAATTCTTGAACTAAATCAAAATATAACTTTTTATATTTTTTAATAGAATTTCTTATTTCTTTGGTGGATAAATTAGTCATTTCTCTCAATTCAAAAAGGATAAGATTCTTATTAAACTTGTTGTTACTCGATTCGTGAAAAATTTGGTTATAATTTTCAAATAAGTCATAAATCGCAGAACCTAATTTATGTTCTTGATCATTAGTCTCATTATTATCTAAATTATTTTTCAGTCTCTCAAGAAACTTTTTTATAATTGTTTCAGAACTTAATTCGTCATTATCAATAAAATATGACATTTCAGGTCTATTGGAAAGATCAGATGAAATATCTTCGTATGATATTTTTCTATTCATTTCTTTCTGATCTTTCATTATTTGACCCATCAAATAATTTTTACAGATCGTCCCAAAGTATGAGTATGCTTTCTTCTCTTTAGAAGGTTTAAACTTCTCAATCTTCGTCATAAGAAAAGAATGTGTGTCTACGTGTATTTCTTCGTAGTTCATATCCTTCCTGTACAATTTATATCTTCTAATGATTGAAGATATCATTTTATCTAAAGGGTCTCTCAAAAATTCGTTATATATTTTGTTTCTCTCCTCATAAGTTTCGGCGATTAAAAACATTCTAACCGCCGTCTCTTCCCGTTCATCAAAATAATTATTAACTTTTGGTTTTCTTCCTTTCTTTTTCTTTTCAGTTAAAACTTCAGTTTCATTGTTTACCATCAAATATTTTGTGGTTCATAATTTATATCTCTTTCGTTTTTGAAAAAATATTCTTTTTTGGCTGACTCAATCCAAAATCTTGCTTCGTCTTGATCTAATCTGTCATCACCATTTTTGTAATTCCAAAATATAGATCCTTCTCTTAAATTCATGTGTTTATAACCAATACGAGGTATTGTCATAATTTTTACTGAATTGTGGGTAAGTCTTAAAAATAATTCATATCCGAAAGTAAGTTTAATGTTAGACTTAATACCACCAACTTCTTGATATTTTTCTTTTTTGAAAACCATACCAGATGTTTGGAAATTTTGATATGTTTGTAATGTTTCGTTTGTCAAAATTCCCATATCTGTTGATACGTTTGCTGCGAAAGTTGCTTCATTAGTGAACCCTGCGAAAACTAATTTATCATCAACGTCAACAACGATTGGTAAGAAAGCGTCTACATCTTTATAAATATCCATATATTTAGTTGCATTTTTAAACCAAATATTTGAATACTCGTCATCAAATTCTGCAATTGAGCACCATTCAGATTTTGCCAACTCAACACCTCTGTTTACTTGTTTAGCAAAATTAGGTTCTTCATCCCAAACCTCATTAACAACTGTCAATCCACTAAACTCATAATTGTTTAAGAAGTTAGTTAAATAATCTTCAGAACCATGAACAATAATTAGTTCATTTAAATAGTCACCTTGATTTCTGATTGATTGGATACACTTATCAAAGAACTCTTTGAATTCTATCGCTTTACCTGATTTAATAGGTAAAATAACTGATATTTTATTTTCGATACTCATAATTATACTGTTTCAATTTTTTCTAGTTGATCTTCAAAAGAAGTGATTCTACTCTCAAACATTTTACCAAACAATTCTAATGTTTCTGTTTGGAATTTTTCAAAATTATTTATAGATTCAATTGTTAAGTCCATGTTAGAGAACAATTCAGGATTTAGATTATCTTCTAACCAATTTTGGATATAATCAGATAACACATCAACAATAATTGTTTTATTATTTACCCATAGACCATTATCTTCGTTCATCCATGACGGTACATAGTCAGGAACTAAACCTAACACTGGAATACCCATTTTCATAGACTCTAATGGGAAAGTTCCAAAAGAACTTGTTTGGTCAATCCAAATAGAGATAAAACTATCTTTCATTGCTTCACTAAATTCTTCTTCAGACAAACCTCTTAAATCTCTAAATGTGATCCATCTATATTGTGGGAATTTAGCATAAAATGTTTTGATTAGATTAGTTGTATCTCTATGATCTCTTGTGTGGATGTTCACAATAGTTTTAGGTGGGAAGATGTTTTTTTGGAATGTATCTGTTATGTATGGTGAAATAACATCAACATATACATTTCTCATAACTGACTCAATAAGTTCTTTTTGTTTGTTAGAGGTTGTGATACATTTATAGAACCCTAATTGACTCCATGTTTGACCTGGCTGTAAAGTCTCAAATATATTGTCAAATGCTTGACAAAGAACAATTTTACCACAAGGTAATTTAGTAATTTGGTCCATAATAAAACCATAGATTTCAGGGATAATGATTAGATCATCTGGTGAAATTTCTAAACTAGTACCCTCAATAGCCCTATGTTCTAATTCAGACATATACTCTTCTCCTAACCAAGAATCAACACCATAGTATTCAGGTTTTTCATGAAGGATAATTGAGTTATATCCATTTCTTTTTAATGTCAATGCCATTTGGTATATGTATCTAACAGATGCCTTAGCATTTCCTTTTGTGTCTTGTACTATGAAATAAATTCTAGACAACTTTTCTTTCATGTTGTTGATAGAATTTTCCAATTTTGTAATTTGTTCTGTATTCATATCTATTATAATTTATTTATTATTTTTTTCATTAGTAATGTATTAAAAGAGATTTTAAAAGGAATAGTAACTTCATTAGTTTTGAATCCCATATTTTCATCAACCACTTCGTTTTCGGTAATAATAGTTTCTACCATATTTTTTATCATCTCGTATTTAACTAAATGGACTTGGGATTCCCCACTTGAGCCTACTAACTCAACTTCTTTTTCAATTTTATCTAAGTCGAAATAGTAATTTTCACCAAGAATTTTAAACATTTTGTTTAAGGTTTTTTATTATCTGTTCAAATTCAGAAAGTGAAGAAATTTCATAATCTGATTTGATTTGTTTATTGTAGGAAGTGTTAAACTTAACAACGATTTTACCTACAGGTTTTTCTAATAATAGAGTAGGATCTGCGGTAAGTAAAATGTCTATTTGATTCCACATATTGTTTTTTGTTATTTCACTGAAAAAAACTACATTTTCTAACAAACATCCAAATTTGGATAAGAAAAATAATGATGATGGTTTTGATTTACCAATTTCTCCTGAAACAACTATTAATTCATTCTCATCTCTTAAATTAAAATAAATTTCATTTAGGATGTTGAACGTTGTCATTTCTGTAGACGGTGCGTGACCAAATAACTCCATAGCATATTCTTCATACATAAAATTAAATAATTCGTCTTTACCCCTAAAAGAAAAATGTTTATCTAATTCTAACGAATCTACATCAGATATTTGTTTATACTCAAACTTTTCTAAAGTTTTTGTTATTGGCTTTGTATTACCTGACATATCAAGTTCATAGGTTGTTTGCATAACCTCATCTTCAGTATTACTTTCAATTAGATGTTTTTCATATAGTTGAGTAAATTTACCGATAGTATCTCTTAATACACCATTAATATCAATCCCTATCTTCATCATATTTTTGTAATATTTTTGTAATTATTGGATTTCTAACTCCATCTTTATCTCCGAACTCAAAAATCCCAATACCATTAATTCCGTTAAATCTAATCAACGCATCGTATAAACCTGAGTGTGTTTTATCTTTATATCTATCGGTTTGTTCAATATCGCCAGAAATAAAGAATTTAGTGTTAGTACCTATTCTTGTTAATAATAATTTCATTTGCTTTGGAGTCGCATTTTGTGCCTCCTCAAAAATTAAAATTGAATTGTCTATTGTCATACCCCTCATGTATGCTAACGCAAATACCTCAATTACCTCAGCATCTTTTAATTTTTCTCTTGCTTCTTTACCAATTATTTTATTTAAAAGGTAATAAGATGGAAAGATGTATGGGTCTAATTTTTCTTCTAAGTTACCAGGTAAAGCTCCTAATTTTTCTTCGGCCTCAACTGCTGGTCTTACAATGATAATTTTATCATATCCATTACCATCATCTAATAAAAGATCTACAGCTGTTTTCATTGCTACGTAACTTTTACCGACACCAGCGGGACCTGAACAAATAGTGATCTGATTGTTTAATAATGTTTCGGAATAAATTTTTTGATTTTCAGTTAAAAATTTACCTTTAGGTCTTTTTTTAACTACTTGTGAGATTATATCTCGTTTAGAATTCAAAGGAACGTAAGCTTCCTCTGTTGGTTGTGGTTTTCTTCTTGTCATATTTTATTTAACAAATCTTTTATTGGATTCTTGATTGTAAATCCTTTTTCTTAAACTACTTGTAGAAAAGTCATGATCTCTTTTATTATAAACAAATCTTATGTTTCTTTTCATACAAATATCTTTTGCTGTGAAGCTTTGATCTTTATATTCTTCACCAATAATTCTAACATCAATATCTAAAGATGAAAATATGGTTTTTAATTCTTCCTCATTATTGTAAGGTATAATTTTATCCACATATTGAACAGCGTCTAATTGAATGTACCTCTCAACTAAAGATTGGATTGGTTTGTTTTTTTCGGGTCTATCTAATGATGGGTCCACTTGTAGGGCACATATTAGGTAATCACAATATTTTTTACATTCTTCTAACATTATTATATGACCTGCGTGAAGGAGATCAAATGTTGAACAAGTAATACCTATAATTCTGTTTTGTTTATCCATTTTTTCTTACAATACTATAATTGTTTTCAAAAAATTCAATAGTTTCCTTCAGACCTTCATAGAATGGTGTGAATTTGAAATTTGGTAGATAATTTTTAATTTTAGTATTGTCTGATGGTTTTCTAAACTGTCCATCGGGTTTTGAGGAGTCAAAAATTACATCTCCTCTGAAGTTCATTAATTCTGTTATTACATCAACAACCTCTTTAATCGATATTTCTTCAGATGTTGATAATATTATTGGTTCATTTTCGTTGTAGTTATATAAAACCCATTCTGTTAATTTTGCAACATCTTTACTAAATATAAATTCACGTAAAGGTTTACCTGATCCCCATATCGTAAGTGGTGTTTTATTTTCTCTTGCCAAATAACACTTGTGAATTAATGCCGGCAATACATGACCATTTTCAAGATCATAGTTGTCATTTGGTCCGTAGATGTTTGTTGGTATAACGGATTTATAATTTAAACCATATTGTTCATTGTAAGACCTAATTTGAACGTCCGTCATTCTTTTTGCGTACGCATAAGCATCGTTAGAAAAGTGTGGTTCACCTAAGTGAATCTTTTTTTCTGTTAGTGGGTAATCCACTTTGTCAGGAAAAACACAAGTCGATAAAAATGCTACTAAATTTTTTACACCTGAAAGTCTTGCTCCCTCAATTACATTTGTATTCATCATTATGTTATTATAAAAGAATTCTCCTTTATAATTCATATTAGCGCCAACACCACCAACTTTGGCGGCACAATGTATAATACCGTCAAAACCTCTCAACATTAATCTGTGGGTTTGATCTCTATCGATCAAATCATATTGGTTTGATGATGGTTTAAAATATTGGTCACCAATAAATTCAGAACCTACTAATCCATTCCCACCTGTGACTAATATCTTATTTCCCATAATATTCTAACCAATAGTTTATCATTTCATCTAACATACTTTCAAAAGTATATTCAGGTTGCCATGACAACTCTTTTTTTAATTTAGATGAATCACCTTTTAAATTTTCTAATTCTTCAGGTCTAAAATGTTTTTCATCAATAACAATATGGTCCATATAATCTAAACCTAATGAGCTGAAAACATAACTACATAGATCTTGAACGGAGTGAGATACCCCTGTCGCACAAACATAGTCGTCAGGTTTATCTGATTGTAACATTAACCACATAGCATAAACATAATCTTTTGCGTGACCCCAATCTCTAGTTGCAGATAGATTACCAATATTTAGTTTATCTTGTAAACCAAGACTAATTCTAACAGCGGCTTTAACAACTTTGTTAGTCACAAAATTAGTCCCTCTTCTTGGGGACTCGTGATTAAACAAAATACCATTCCAAATCTTCATCCCGTAAGAATTTCTATAGTTTCTACAGATATTGTATGAAAATACTTTAGCACACCCATATGGTGATACGGGATTCATTGGTGTAGTTTCTCTTTGGTACCCGTCTTCGTCAATTGTATTTCCAAACATCTCGGAGGAAGATGCTTGATATATTTTTGAGTGTTGTGAAACCAATCTAACCGCTTCTAATAGATTTAATGTCCCAACACCTGTAACATTTGTTGTGTATATTGGTTGGTCAAAACTAATTCTAACATGAGACTGCGCCGCTAAATTATAAACCTCATCTGGTTGTACCATTGATAATACTTTAACTAAAGACGCCATGTCTGTTAAATCGGCGTATTCAAGATGGATTAAATTACCGTCCCTTAAACTTTCAATCCTTGAAGATTGTGTTTCAGAAACAGAATTTCTTTTTACCGTTCCCCATACTTCATAACCTTTTTCTAAAAGTAATTCGGCAAGATATGAACCATCTTGACCATTTATTCCTGTTATTAATGCTTTTTTCATTTTATTTATTAAATTTATATAAACATAACCCAACAGAATCATATGGTAAATCATCAAAATCTGAATTCTTTTTATCGGCAAATAATCGTTCAACTAAAGACCATTTTTCTGAATTTTCAATATAATCTTTTATTTTTATTGATTTTGTGGAATGAGCTTTGTCATACGGTCTATAATGATCCCAATCGTGCATACAAAAATATGTACCATCATCAATAAAATTTTCTAAAACAATTATATCATTAAGGGCAACATCAGAATCTTCTGGACCATCAAACATAATAAAATCAGGTATTAAATTATTTTTTAATAAATCATTTATCATGACATCAGAATTGGTTTTGTAAAATTTTACAAAATCAAAAACATTAAAAAACTCATTATCTGGTTTTCTAACTGGGTCACAAGTATGTACGGTAGAATTTAGATTATTATCTTTAATTGATTTAGAAATAAAATATGTTGATCCACCACCATTACCAGTACCAACTTCTAAAACTAAGGTTGGTTTTATTTCTGAGATCCAATTATATAATTTATATCTTTCATATGGTAACATTTCACCATCAAAAATATCATTAAAAAAATTAATTTTTTCAGTCATTGTATTAATTATTGTGATTTATTTTTTTATTCCAAAGGTAGGACAACCATCTTTAGTTAAGTAAATTATACTTAAATTATTCTCAACACAAAATTCATCAACGGCTTTAACAACTTGTGGAAATTTAGTTGGGGAATAATCGTGACCAAATATAAAACCTCCGTTTTTAACTTTCATTAAAGATATATTTAAATCTTTTTTCACCCCTTCATATGAGTGATCTCCATCAATGTAGATCAAATCAAAATATTCATCAACAAATTCATTTAATATTTTTTCACTATAACCTTTGTGTATAAAAACTGAATTATCATTTACAAAATTATTTTTTAGTTTTTCATATTCCTCATTAAGATCGGTCCAAACAACATCATCACCATCTTTGTTCCCTGAACACATCATCCCTTCAAAAATATCAACTAAGTGAAGTTCTTTAGGGTTTATGTTTTCATATATTATTTTGGAAAACTCCCCCTTGAAGACCCCTATTTCACATATAACTAAATTATTGTTTAAATCATTAATTAAGTCGTTTCTTGTTTCGTAAATTTTCATTTAAAATTTTTATTATAAAAGTTTATCATTTTTTCATATTTTATTGGGAAATTTCCAGGTCCACCCGCAAAATGTAACACTATACCGTCATATTCTGTTAAATAATAACCAATGTGAGATATTAAATTTGTAAGTTGGTTATCATAAATTTTGTTCCTATATAGATAAACGTTAAAAAAAGGTTGCTCTAAACAGTCGTTCACTAAATGCTGATTATTTTTTAAAAACATATCGATGTTTTTTAAATGATTAATCATTATTGGTTTGAACCCAAATATACCGGCATTAATCCCTAATATGTTATTTTTTTGTATTTCTTTTTTTTCAGTATCATTTAAAATATCCCCACCCCACCAATTTTCAGACATCAAGGAATTTTCATTACTAACATAAAATTTTTCATTTTCTATAATATTAAACATTTTTTCAGGAGAAGATGTCCATAAAATATCAAGATCTGAAAAAATAATTTTATCATACTCATAAGCTTTATCAAACAAATAAATTTTTAGTTTATTTGAACTTGATTCTAGTAACTCCGATTTATCTAAAACTAAAAAATACGGTTTTTTCTTAAAATTAATTTCATTTAACAATTCTGTTTCTAAATCAGTTATAAACAAAAAATCACCATCATAACCGTTATAATATAGACTATCAATACAAAGCTTTGCTAACTTTATATAATTAACATTATTACCTAATGTAAAATAGATTAAATTTTTTTCTTTAACATCCTTATTTAAATTCATCTTTTATAATTTTTTAATTTGTTTATTTATCACCTCAACCCAATATCCATATTCCAAACTCTCCCTACTATTTTTTTGAACTTTTTTTATCTCGTCAGATATAAAATTAAAATCATATAATTTATTCTGATCATCAATAAAAACAACTGGTAGGTTTTTATATATTTTTTCATATATTAAATGGTAGTCTTGTGAGGAACCAACCACTATTGGAGTGCCACCTAAATATAAAGTTTCATAAGTCCTAATACACTCAATACCATTTCCTCTAGGTGATACAACACCTAAATATGATTTTACGTGACTTGCAAATTCCTCAAAACTTATTTCATTATAATGATCTATGTGGTTAGATTCTTCACATATTTTTTTTATTTGGGATCTGAATGAAGGATTGGTCTCAACTCTAAAATTAGAAATTACCTTATTAACTGATTGACCATTCGGAATTAATTCAGGATTTAATAAATATTTTTTTTTATGAAAAATACCTTCATTTATTATCCCATGACCTTCTCTTTCAGGTAACATATCAATTTCTACACCAATAGGTATTGGTGTCACTTTATCACTATGACAATTTGTGTTTGTTGAGAAAATATGAGTTACGTTTTCGGGACAATATGAAAATAAATTATCATCAAAAGTTATATCACCATTAGCTATGATTAGAACACATTTATTCTTTTTAGATTCAATACTTTTAAATTCTTGTAATATAAAATCTATTTTACAAAAAATAACATTTTCGTCATTATGAAAGTCATTACAAAATTTAGTCATCTGTAAAAGATTATCTTGTGACATAAGTTACTTTCTGTATTTTCTATTTGATTTTTCATAAATTTCATCTATCAAAGAAATAACATTCAAAGTCTCTGACATATCAAAATCTTTTAAGTTTTGATAAACAAATGGATGATTTGGACAAGAACCTTGATAAGAACCGTAATTATTTGGTTCTGTAGATATGTTATATTTTTTTCTGATTTTTTCAAACTCAGACTGACTTCCGTGAGATAAAAAGTTTGCGGATTCAACTATGTTCAGAGCTTTACCCCCCAACTTTATGTATCCATTTGCGCCTATAACACTTAAAGAACACTCTAAATTTTGAGGTTCGGCCGCAATTGTAACTTCACAAGTCCCACCAAAATCACCAAAATCAAAAATACTATATATTGTATCCTCAATATCAACATTAATATGTTTATTTGAATATATTTTTGATGAGTGGACATAAGGTTTACCAAAAAGTTTTTGTAGTACGTCCAAATAATGTATACCCACTTCGTATAAAGTTCCACCACCTACATTAGGTAGAGCTCTCCACCCTGTAAAATACTCAAACGGTCTTTGCCATCTTTGTACAAAATTAACAGATCTTATTTTTCCTAATAAATTAGAATTTAAAACTTCTCTTAACAATGATACCGTAGGGTTTAATCTAACTTGTAAAACGCAATAAGCCTTTTTATTATTTTTATTTGCGGTTTCTATTATCTGATCAACCTCTTCTTTAGTAAAAGAAACTGGTTTCTCAACCAAAACATCACAGCCATTTTCTAACGCATATATTGCTTGATTAACGTGAAGTGAGTTTGGAGTTGCAATAGTTATAAAATTCGAAATACCGCAATCAACTAAATCTTTGTAATTTGTAAAATATTTTACATTATATTTTTTACCTAAGTTTTTTACTAAATCTTCTTGAATATCACAAACCGCAACCAATTCAAAATCTTCATTTAGTTCAATTGATTCTATGTGTCTTGGTAAAATAGCACCACAACCAATTATTGCAACTTTATATTTACTCATATTATTTATTTTGTTTTTTATATTTTGCTGGATTTCCATAAACTAAACTATCTCTTGGGACATCTTTTGTTACTACCGATCCTGCGCCTATCAAACTATTTTCACCAATAGTTACACCACAAATTATAACACTATTGGCCCCAATAGAACACCCTTTTTTAAACAAAGTTTTTTTAAATCTACCTTCATTCATCCAATCACCGGTTACTTTTGGTGTAAAATCATTTGTTGTTACGGTATTAGGACCAAAAAAAACATCATCTTCCAGTAAAACACCTTCATATACTAATGAATTATTTTGAATTTTACAGTTATTCCCAATAACAACATTAGGACCGATATAAACACCTTCACCGATAATACAATTTTTACCTATAACCGATCCATTACATATATGGGAAAATGCCCATATTTTAGTACCTTCACCAATATTATCACTTTCTATTATTGAACTTTCGTGGATAAAAACATTTTCCATAATTAAACAAATTTAGGTATATTATTAAATAGACTGTCTAAATAATTTTTATGATTAGAGTATGGTCTACAGGCATGGCATTCAATAAAATGGTTTGAGTTTATTAAATCTAAATCGTAACTAACTTCATTATTTCTGTGACAATCAATTCTTCTATTTAAAAAATCTTTAGCTAAACTTAAATCTGACACCCTTCCTGTATTTTTAAATTCATTTAATTTTAAACAAGCATACGCCTCATCGGTACCCCATTTATTACCCCACATGGTTTTCACATTTAAAGAATTTACCTTCAGTACTTCCTCCCAAAAAGAGTCTTCAAAATTAAACACATCACAAAAAGTCTGACCTTTTGCAATATGATAAGCTGATGGACTAAATCCACCTTCATCCCATTTTTTAGGGTGTTTTCCTTCTAATGTATATTGATTGTCTATCAACATAACATAATTATTATCATCAACATTTGATATAGAATCTTTTAGGAAAAATGTACCTAATGGTATTTGATCAATCCCCATAATGGCACACACTTCATCTTTATAAAATTTTGTAAAATAAAATAAAGCCCAAGTATATTGCCAAGGTAAAATACCACTAACTTCCCTCTCCAATATAATATTACCATATTCCTCAGATAAATTTGCGGACTTTAAATTTTCAGGTGTACCAAAAAAAACCAAGGTTGGGTTTATATTGAATTTTTCTTTATATGTTTTTGACAAATTATTCCAAAAATCATAATAAAGTGGATCATTATTGGAAACTAAAATAACTCTTTCTACTTTCATTTTTGTTAATTTATTTTTTGATTATGACTTCCATGAAAATATTTTATAGTTTTCACTTCTTTATATTGTGTTTTATCTAAAATAGTGTCCAAAATAACACCCCAAATTGGTAAGTCACCCCATCGATTACTGTAAATACACCCACAAGAATCAACTTTATTTAAAAAATTTTTTACTTTTAAATTATCATTAATTTCTTTTACATTAACAACCATAAAATTGGTGTAAGGGCACATTATTTGATTAAAGTTAGTGGTGTTAGATAAATTATTTTCGGTTATATACTCATTCCTTAAACTTTCCAAACCAACAATGACTAAATCAACGTCTTGGTTTTGGAACATTGGTGAAACAAAAACTAAATTTTCAGATTCCATTTCATCTATAATATCAAAATTAAAATCCTCAACGATACAATCTTCATCTATTCTTATAACATAATTAAAATCTTTTAGATATTCTAAAAAATCTATAGACCAAAAATGACACATATGTTTATACCCTATTGAAAAATTGTTTGTTAACCAATTTGGTGAACAGAAATCATTAACAATATTTTTGTTGTTATTAAAAGCGGTTTTTGGATCTTTATTTTTTATATCCCAATACTCTATGTTTAAGTTAGGAGTCTTACTTGAAATAAAATTTTGTTGATTTTCGTTTATATTACCTTCATGTAATATTATAAAAGAATAATTATCATTCTTTTCATTATTTAATAATTTTTCTATCGAAACGTTTCTATTTATAAGGGTTTTATATTGATTTACGTCATTATATCCCCTACTTAGGACACATATTGCAATTTTTTTCATTATTAAAATAAATCTTTATATTGGGTTTCAAATTTATTTCTACCTATACCTTGAGTGTCGTGTGAGTCAAATTGGAAATGGTGAAGTAAATCAGGTAAAAAAACATAATTAATATTTTTTAATAAATAAAATATACTAATAGACCTCTCAACTTCGTGACCTGAAAAATTTGAAGTTTTTATATCATCAATCATTGGTTCTATCCATTCCATATATTCATTAAAAGTGTTGGTATTAAATGAATGGTTAGAAGTAACTGTAATAACTTTGTTATGAGGTAAAGAATACATTCGATTATTTAAATTTACATTATAGTTTTTTTCTAATGAAAATCTTAAATGGGATATCCAATGATCTTGACCAATAAAATTAGGTTCTGAAATTAGTATTGGAACATAACCAATAACATTATAACCTAAACTAAAATTAAAATTTATATGATCCTCAATATCGTCATTTATATTAACATCATACTCGAATAAATTTATAAAATTAGATTTTATTAAATTGTTTTTCCATAAAGCATACCATCCGGTAAATGAGGTTAATTTTGGATAATTTTCTAAATTATGTGGTAAATCTCTACAAATTATGACATTATCTAAATTTTTAATTTTTTCTATTTCATTATTACCAACAAACACGTACTTTAAATTCTTCATTTTTGAGAATTTGTTTACGTTCATATAATCTAAAATTATGTTTTCGTCATGGACAAAAATAAAAGTTTCCATATTACTAATTAAATAATTTATTTTTGTTATTTTTAACAAAGGGTAATAAAAATTTATTATAATCTTCCTGTTCTCCTTTTGAATTTTTTTCGTCTTTACCCCTTGTTTTACTTTCGTAGTGATAAGCAACTAAAGACCCGTCATAATAATTTTTAAGACCAAGAAGTCTAACGGATAAATTTAACTCAACATCCTCAAAACAAGTTGTGTAATTTTCATTATAACCACCGGCATTATTAAATGTGTTTTTCCTAATCATCATAAGTGCTGCTGTACTACCAACAACTTCTTTTATTCCTGTTGTGTATGAATAGTACGAACCTAACGATGCGTGAGTTAACATAAGTTGATCTTTTCCTGGTTGTAATTGCATTATAATACCGTCGTGTTGGATTGTATTGTCCTCATAATGTAATCTAGCCCCCACTGTACCAACTTTAGAATTTTCTTTAAAAACTTTTAACATTCCATAAATAACGTTATTCAGTATTATTATATCATTATTACAAAATAATAAAAACTCGTGCCTGTCAGATAAATGGTTTTTAACCACATCATTATTTATTTTTGCAAAATTATAATAATCATACTCAACCAACATAATTTTACCTAAAGGTAAAATTTCATTTTTAATTCTTTCTTTTTCTTCGTTAGTTGATCCAGTATCGGCAATAAAAATTTCAAATAAATTATCATTACAGTTATCGTAAAATGATTTCACACAATTAAACAATAAGTCAACATTACCTTTAGTTGGTATTATAACCGCGACTTTACCAATGTTTTTTATTTGTTTTTCTTTAATTTCAGGATAATTAACATTTTTTGGTCTTAAATCTAATGGTAATTTATCACCCCATTTCTCAACAAATTTTTCTTTACTAACCCAAAATTCTTGATTTGGTTGACCAACAGATTCATGTGTAATTTCAAAAGATGAGGTTACACCAATTTTGATACCATCCAAATAGTTTGGAATACAAAATAGATGATCGTAAAAGTGAAACTTTCCAATTGTCTCATCAAACGTATGTTTAATTTTTGTTTTATCGAAAGATATGAATAAACCATCAATAGTAACAACAGGGATTAAGTAGGGTAATTTAACTGAATATTTGTTTATCCATTTTTTTTGACCTTCGGGGTGATGATATACTTGACCAACCATTGTCTGATGCATTTTTTCCCAATAGACACCTGACTCAGGAAAGTAACAAGATCCGGCCTTTCCAATAATACCAAATTCAGGATTATTAGAAAAATCCTCTAAAAGTTTTTTACCCCAATTTTTTTCTAATTTAATGTCGTTGTGGCAACAAACTACAATATCGTAAATTGATTCACTTACCCCACTATTATATACTTGAGATAATGAGTATTGGTTATGATTTTCAAATTCTAAAATCTGTACATCCTTTAAACCAACTGTTTGTAACAAATGTTCTTTAAATTTGTTATTGTAGTTTTTGTCTTTATGTGTTGAATATATAATAGTTATCATTTCTTATAATTGTTAAAATAATCTTTTGCTCTTTGTTCGTCTTGTTCATACATGGTTTTATTGTGCATTGACATATGACCATAACCAACTTCAGAAAAATAACCATGAGTTGAGGATTTATAAATGTCATAATGTTTAAATTTATATCCTTTAGTGACCATTTGTTTAAACCATACGTCGGCTAAATCTATCCCATAATAACCACCAAAAGGAAATACGTCACAATTTGGAATTACTTCTTTTTTGTAGTTATCAACATTTATTAATGCACACCATTCGTTAACTCTACATTCCGGCATTGGGAATGGGTTTTGTTTACTAATAAATGGTCTGCCGTGATTGGCACTTCTAGTGTCAGGGTTTTTATCTACATAATTAATAATCTCGTCATAAGGTAATTGGTTTTCACAATTAGACTCTAATAGATGAGAGTCACATATGTTCTCACGTTTTAATGGACAATTCCAGCACTGACCAATATGACCAATGGTAAAACAATCCCCAATTTCTGACAACAATTCAGAAACAATATCATTGGTAAATAAAACGTCATTATGAATGATAAGAAGATGTTTTTTATCCGTGTTCTCTAAACCATATTGATATCTTAAAGATGATCTGTAATCATTATCTGAAATGGTTTTAATAACATCACTATTATTTATCCAAAGATGAAACTTAGGTATGAACCTAATTAATTTATCGTAATTTAAATTTTCAGATATAATTTTATAGTCATAATCTTCAGGTTGATCTCTTTCCTCGATAAAAAATATTTTATCGATTAAATTTCCGGAATGTTCTAATAAAGTTTTTAATGTTATTAACGTTTGATAAGGTTTACCATATACGTTAATACAAACATCAATTTTTTTCATGTTAGATTTCATTTAATTTGTTTGATTTATTTCCCAATTTTCAGGATAATAACTAGGACAATAAAACATTTCATAACACTGACCATTAAGGTTTTTCCCAGAATGAATTACTCTCCCGTTATTAAAATTTTTAACGTACCACATTTGCCACCAAGTAAAAGTTGAGCTACCCCCAATAAAATTATCACAAAGAGTGCCTAATATAAATTGATCCATAGGGTTATTTGTGTAGTCTTTAGAAAGTATGTGTGTATTATTAGGTTCGGCAAATAAAAAGTTTTTACCATTATAATAATTTTTACACCACTCAATATCATCTGAAAAAATTATAATATTATAATCTAAGTAATTTGGAAATTCTTTTTTTAATGTTTCTTCATACCAAGTTTCAGGTATTTGATAAAAACAATCATGACCCACAAAATCACCCCTTCTAACACCAATTCCAATTGTTGGTTTTGTAAAAAAATCTTTATATTTGTTTTTTACCTCTTTAATTTTTTCTTCTTTTATTTCTAAAATATTTTTAATATAATCAACATCATCAATAAACCATTTTTCTGATTGTAATCCAGGATATCCTAATATATTAATTATTTTGTCATTATTTAATTTAAAAAACTCAATAAAATTTTCTTTTTCATCATCACTATATTTTGTTATTTGAAATGAATACTCAATATCGTAATTCTGATCTTCAGTAACATTAGGTGGATTTTTTAAATAATCCCATAGAAAATATTCAGGAAGTGCAATCTCATTATTAGAATGTTTTGCCAAGTAGTTTAATCCTGTAAAAAGAAATAACCAATTACCTAATCTTAAGTGGTTACCCCAACCATTGCATTTTATCATACTAGTTAAAATTTTCCATGAAATATTTTTTAGCGTTTTCTTCAGCCCCCACATAATAATTGTTATTTAGTGATGTTTGATATCCGCATGATAAATCAGACCAATACGAGTGAACATATTTTTCAACGTAATTAATGAACTTGTAACCTTTAAGATGTAAACTTCTAAACCAAGCAACCCCGGAGTCAGGACCAAAAACCCCAAAAAGAGGAGTGTCTCCATTTGGATAGGTTTCTTTATTAGACATTTCTCTATTAATTAAACAAGCCCATTCATTTAATCTACACTCCGGTAATGGTTTAGGATTTGTCCTATCAACATTATGTACACCTGTTCTTACATATGGTAAACCTAATGAGATTACCTCATCATATGTTGGGTTCCAATCGTAAAATTTCTCACCACTACATAAGTTAGCTTTGTTTGCTGGACAATTCCAACATTGACCAAGTTGACCAATACCAATTGAGTCATTTATTTTATTTAACATATCACCAATGATATCGTCAGTGTATAATACATCATTGTGAGTTATGAAGATAAATTTCTTATCACTTTTCTCAAATCCATATTGTGAATAACTATTTAAACGATCATTTTCATCGTTCATATTTTTTACCGAATACATTAAAATAGAATGTTTTGGTTCGTACACAATTAAATTATCAAAATAATCTACAACCCAATCAATAGTATCATCGTATGGTTGTTTTGGTTCTTTAACAAAAAATATTTTATCAATGTGATTGCCTGAATGTTTCATTAAACTTTTTAATGTACATAATGTTTGCCACGGCTTTCCGTAAACATGAATAACTACATCAACCTTTTCCATAATTCTATAACTATTTTAAACCAGTACTCCCAAAACCATTATCGTTTCGATCTTTATTTTCTAATTTATTTTTTTCAACAAACTCAACCCATTTTCCTGAAACAACAGGACAAAGAACCGCTTGCGCAATTTTTTGACCTTTTTCAATCCTTACTTTCTGATTTGTGGTGTTAAAAAGTATAACCTGTATTTCACCTAAATATCCTTGATCTACGGTACCTGGTGAGTTTAAAACCATAAGACCTTGTTTAAGTGCTAAACCACTTTTAGATCTTACTTGTATTTCATATCCTTCAGGAATGTCTAAGATTAAACCCGTATTTACTAATTTTCTATCAAATGCGTGTATCCAACACTCCTCAATTGAATACAAATCAAATCCTGAATCAGAGACATAATTATAAGATGGAGAAACTGTGTCTTCTTTTGATTTTACAAACCCCATTTCAATTTTAGGAATATACTCTTCCATCTCCTTTTCTAATTCATCTATATCAATTCCAAAAGAATCCATAATAGCATTGTAATCAATATCTTGGGTTTCATCTATTTCAATATCATCAAGTAATTTCATTAACATGTTTATTTCTTCCTCGTTAATGTCATCTAATTCTTTACTCATTATTTTAAACTTTTTAATTTGATTATTGTATCGATCAAAACTTTAACATCTTTCTCACAATACTCAGATATTTCTTCCAATCTGTTATGTCCCCAATATGCTTCGTGAACCATTCCTCCGTTTACTTCACCATCTTTTGGTGTTGGGATGTCTAAACATGCACACATCAAATCTAATGACCCAATTGCGGTGTATGCACCATACTGCCAAATTTCTTTTGTATCAATTGCTTTTACTTCCCAAGGTTTTGTATCATATGAAGGAAGAATCTTTGACGGCATAATTCCATTTACAATCATTCTTTTTGCTAACATCGGGATGTCAAAGTTTTTAAGGTTGTGACCACAAAGATAAAAATCTAATTTATGACATCTGTCCAACAAATCCCGAACCTCCAAAAGTAATTTGTGTTCATCATCACCCAAAAATGTTTGTTTTTTGGTTTCACCATTATCTAAAACAAAGGCCATAGATACACATACGATTTTTGCAAATTCAGGTACAAGTGCTGATCTTTTTCTAAATACAATGTCCATATGTTCTTCGGTTGTTCTATCTTCACCCCATTCTTTGTCTTCAGGAAATCTTTTTAAAAACCAATCAAAATATTTGTCGAATTGTTCTGCAATTTTTGGGTTTGATTGAAGACATGTTTGGTAATCAGCGCAACCACCAACAGTTTCAATGTCTAAAAATAAAATTTTCGTTATTGGTATATTAATCATAATTCTGTTTTTTTAATAATTTCAGGATTTTGTTTTAAAGTTTGTATTGTAATTAAATCTTTAATTTTTGTAGTTGACCATCCGTGAGATCTTGTAGTATAAATAACGTCTATCGGTAAATGGTCTCCCGTAAATCTTTTACCGATGTAATCATCACCTAAGATTCTTACATCAGGTTTGTAAAATTCAATTAACCTTTGTAGATCTTCTTCATCGTCATAACATACTACTTCATCAATGTATTTGATTGACATTAATGTTTTATATCTTTCGTATAATGGGATGACAGGTTTATATTTTGTATATCTAGTTTCTGATGGATCTCTTTGTAGAAATACCATAAAATAATCACAATGTTCTTTTGCAGTCTCAAATGTGTAAATGTAACCTGGATGTAACAAGTCAAAGTTACCAGCGGTGAATCCTATTTTTCCTTTTTTCTGATCCATAATTATTTTATTAAAGATTTATAAAACGATGCTCTTTCGTGAGACACGTTGTTTATGTCGTATTTGTCTTTTACTGTTTCGTATAGTTTTTCACCAAGATCTATAATCATATTGGGATTCTCAACAAGTTTTTTAATGTTTTTTACCCAATCACTATGGTTTTTTGTTTCATCAACTAGTAATGCATTACCATCAACAAATTGACCATTTTTTAATGAGTGTTTTAAATCAATCGTGTATGGACCAATATTGGAAGCTATAAGTGCTTTTTTATAAAAACCTGCCTCAATAACTTTTAACTGAGATTTCATTCTATTAAAGATGTGATTTTTAATTGGTGCTAATGAAATATCAAACTTTGCATAATTTCTTGCGTATGAGTCAGTAGGTCTTGTCCAAACCCTCACGTAATTTTCAGTTTGAATTGCGGGATAGTCTTCCTCTTTAAATTTATCTAAAAATAATTTATACTCAGGTGAGATAATTTTATAATTGTCTGTGAAAATGTTTTCATACATTGCCCACACAGTCTCTTGTGGTTTGATAGGTCTTTGTCTTTTCTCTCCTGTATCTTTGTTGATTTCAGTAACACTACCTCTTGTATCGAAACCACAAACATAATATTGTAATTTATCTTTGAGTGGTGAAAGTTTATTAACCATACCATCTAACAATTTTAAATCGTGTAAATGTGATGATCCTCCTAACCACCCAACACGAATTTTATCTGAAGGTAGCGTAGGTTCGGTAAATTGACCTTCTTTTGGGTCGATTGCGTTAGGGAAAACAACTACGTTTTTGTTGAACTTTCTAATTTCGTTTGCAAAGATTTCGGTGGTTGTTGTTACATAATCTGCAGCCTTTAAATTTTCTACAATCTTAAGGTGCATTTTGTCATTAACAATTAAATTATGGATTGGGTGTTCTTTTGTTGGTAACCAATAATCGTCCATATCTGCGATTACAATTATACCAAGACTCCTAAGTAATTTAATAATTGTTGGGCATTGATCTAAATCACCAAAATTTCTGTGAAAATGAACTATTTGGTAATTTTTCCAATAACTTACATCGTTAATTCTTGGTTTATAATCGATATCGATATGAAAATCATTAGGATATAAATTTTGTAGATTGATATGCGGATCAACTGAACGATATTTACCAACACCACTTGTGTCGGAAGGTAATACTAATACTTTAATTTTAGACATAAATTTCTTTTGTAGAAATCTAATAATTTTAAACAAAATAATCAATAATAAAAAAAAATACCCACCATAAGATGAGTATTTAATTTACGCCTGAAAAGTATTTTTTATTTTGCGATTTTTTTAACCTTTAAAACTTTACCCTCAAATAAGTGTTGACCAACTCTAAATTTGAACATTTCTCCACTATTTGATTCTGATTCAACTAAAAGACCATTTTCTTTTAGAACATCCTGAACTGTTTCTCTAACAATTTCTCTTATTTGATTTGAGGTCAATGAACTTGATGATTGTACTTGTTGTGTTTGTTGTCTTGGTTTACTCTCAGCAATTTGATCACCTTTTGCATTTGTGTTCATTAATCTTGCCGCCTTCTCAATTAAATCATTACTTAAAACTGTATCTGTTGACATACCCATTGATGGTTGTTGTATAGGATGTTCCATCATTAATCTTTTAATTTCGTCAGGTAATTTAGAACTTGCAATTCTATCTTCCATAGGTAGATTAGATTGTCTTGGTTGTGATACAGGTCTTGTTTCTTCCATTAAATCCGCAGGTAAGTTATATCTTGCTGCTGGAGCCTCATAATTCTCAACCATTGGGCTTGAGTAATCATTACCCATGTTTATGTTACGAGCTTGACCTCTACCCATGTCATTGTGTTTTTCCATGATCTTTTTTGAGACCATTAATTTTTGTAGTAATTCTGATTCTGAATTCATATTATGTTATATTTTCGTTTCCAAATACTGCGTTAATTATCATTCTTTCCATACTCCTGTCACCTGTAGGATTATATCCAGGACGAGGAGTGTCAAATACTTCTTGAGTTGGTCTAATGAATTCCATTTTATCCACTCTAAAAAATCTCCAACTAGGAAGAGGTTTTTTTCCTAAATAAGCTCTATGTGATGATCCTTCTCTATCCCAAGCTCTTAATACGGGATTACCCCTCTTACTATAACCGTAGGCCACGGGTTCAATAACCCTTAACCCCTTACCTCCAGGTTCGTCACCGTTATAATAAATAACACATACTTTTTTATTTCTTATAGCATCAGTTATTTGATCAGCTGTTGCTACCTCTAAAATAAGTTTATTTAATGTGTTGTAAAGTTTCATTATGCAGATGGAGTTGTGTATGGTTTGTTTGGTTGGTATTCATTAACTTTTATTTCATTTTTTCTTTCAATAATATCAATTGATGAACCACCATTGATCGTATCTAAGAAAATTCCAGTACCTTTACCTGACTCATCACCATCTGATAGTGCATCAGGGTTAACCGCAGAATATGGATTTACCGTTTTGTAATCATTTTTTACAAGAAGGCTTTTTCTTTGGATGTCAGCAACTGCAGTCAAATCATTTGCTGGTTGGCTAAAATCTAATCTTTCTGTTTGCATTTTAAATTATTTGTTTCATTATTTGGTTTATTCTGTCAAGGTCTTCTTTAATTCTAACATCTTGTGTAAAAGTGCTATGTTCCTTAGAAGGTCTTGACATATCGGCAATAGGTCCTAAATCTTTAATTAATTTATCATCTATTTCGTCCGGCATATAATCGTTTTGTATTTGATTTGAAAAATTGTCATTTTTTCTGAGTCCTTGAATTGTATTCTCAACCCAATTTTTCATATAATCGGCTCCATTTAAAACAAATGGTGCGTCAGTCCCATCACCTTCATAATTATCAAACCAATTTTTTATCCTACCAAGTTGTTGGTATGTTACATATCCAGTATCCCTTAATTCCTCATTTCTTTTGTGACCTTCAATTGATGGGTCTGAATTAGGAATGTGATCAAAACATACTTGAAGATATTCAACTACTTCTTTTGGTAGTTCAATAGTTTTATTATATAAATTACTATTCACCTTGTTTTAAATGTTTTACCAATTTATCAATACTAATACCTTCTTTATCTGCAAGTCTTTTAATCGCTTCAATATTTCTTATTAATATTTTAGAGACTGGTTTAGATAATTTATCGTCTTCTTTTGTTTTTTTTACAACTTCTTTGTCTTTGGATTTTTTTGAAAGTAATATCTCATCAATCAAAGTTTCCATTTTTTCTTTTTCTAATTCAGACAATCTTCTTTTTGTAAAACAATTTTTACAATGTCCTCGTTTCTTTTCGTTTTTTAATTCTTTATCTAAATTTCTATCAAACCCCAATCTTTTTAATCTTTCATCCCTTTCAATAGGATCCTCAACCTCCATCTTTTTTAATATTTTATTTGCAACATCATAAGTAGGTGCAAATTCGGTTTCTTCAAAACCAAAAGATTCAGATTGATCAACTTCACTTAATGTGTTATTTTTCACATCTTCAGACTCACCATAATAAACACGAATGAATGGCCACTGTTGAGCTCTAGTCATACGAACAGTTTGGTCCATAGTTTTCTTGGCCAAATTTCTTTGGTTTAATACGGGTATGTTAGAACTTATTAAAGAACCATCAGGGTCAACTAATTCATCAATTTCACCGTCATTATGTTTCTTCTTACTATGAGAATCAATTAATTTGTGAACTTGTTGTTTTGTTAACTTTTTACCTGATTTTAATATTTTTGAAATTAACTTTTGAATTTCTTCAAATACAGATTTATCAACCTCAATAAATTCATCTTCTTTTCTGGATTCAGATAATGTTTCAGATACTGAATAATATATACCAACTTTATTCCCTTTATCTTTTAAAAAGAAATAATACGGTTTTTCAAAATACTCTTTATTCAATTCTATCATGGTATAGTTTTTACAATAAATACTTTCATTTGTTGTATTTATAAGTAAAACACATGGCATACCAAAATATAAATCAATATAACTACCCAAAGTTAAAGTTACAACTCATTTATGATGGGCAAGATATGTCTTTGGCGTCTGATGAGGTAGACTTTAATCAAGAGGTAGTTTTTTCTCCATATATAATAGGTACAGATAATGGTGAAAAATTACCTGTGAATGTTGATTTAAATAGTCCATTATCAACTCAAAACTTAACATTGAGCTATGGTGTGTATAACCCTAATAATGTTGTAATCTCAGAATCATTTTATGAACCTAAAGATTTAAGAATTGATTGTTTTACTGCAGGAACAACTTGTGATATTGGTTTAACGGGAATAGATAATGGTTTAGTTGATAATATTGTCGGTGAAACTTTAAATTATACAAATGGTTTATTCACAGATGCGGTTAAGTTTGATAGGATGTTTTACGATAGACGAATGAAGTTCATTCAAACAACTACAAATGTCCCACAAAATAATAGATTTTCAGGTATACCAAAATATACGGCCTATGAAATGGTATCTAAAAATAATCCACAAGTTGGGAGATACGTTGAATTATATGGTGGGTTTTATCAAGGATTTTATAAATTGTTTGGTTATGATTATGAAATTCTACCCGAAAGAATGAAAAAAGGGTGGTCTGTTGAAATGATCTTGAAACCTAGATTAATTAATGAATATACCCCAAAACCTGGATACGAAACACTAAATCAAATTTACCCGAATAATAAAAATACTTTATTTTATTTAGGGACAAGAGCTGAAAATAAATTTTACCATTATGCCGATGGATCACCAAAATGTGATCCTAATTATGTTAGAGTGACTTCAGAATTAGCGGGATGTTTTCAAACGTGCGCTTGTTGTAATTATGACGTAAATAATAGTAGATGTATATACGTATACCCGCCAAGACCAATTGGTGGTGTTTATGACCCACATATTAATTATGGTTGTAATCTTTGTAATGGAAATCCTGAGACTAAACTCACTTGTGGATGTGGTTGTGATTTAGATCCTTGTCTCACTTGTGGATGGATGTGTTTTGAACATAAATGTAGCACAGTTATAGTCCCTTCCCCTACACCAACACCAACTCCTACACCAACCCCTCCTTGTGATACTTACCCAACTGAAGTTTCGTGTCCACCAAAACCTTGTTGTACATCATGCCCAAGTTGTGGATGCGATACTTGCGGTTGTCCACCACCATACCCATCAGATACATTTTCATCTATTGAGGATACTTGTGAAAAGGACCCCAAGTTTGATGCATTATCAAACAATTTTTCAATTAGATTGTGCGGTGACCCAAAGAATCCAGGAATTGGTATTAGAGTTTTAAAAATAACAGGAGATTGTGAAACTACAGGAACATGCGTAACAGGACAAACATATGTAACAGGTTATACAATACAAGATATTTGTACACCACCAATTTATCCTTTTTGTTTACAAACTAATCCTGCTTGGTTGGAGTATGAGCATTGGTTCCAATTAGACGTTGTGTTTGAAAGATACACGTTTATTGATTATTGTGATTTAAGATGGTTTGGAGGTTTAGATCAAATTACAAGAGTTGAGTTTTTGGCCTCTCTTGCTAATAACACGGTATCTTTAATTGGACCTCCTGTAACAAATGGTTATGATGTTCCACAACAAGTTGAGATAGTACAATTAAATCAAATATGGTTAGATGAGACAAAGTTTAGAAGAGGTAGATTAAGAATTTTTATTAATGGAAGAATATTCTACACAATTGAAGATTTTGAAGAAGTTATACCAAGAGCTTTAGATACTGATAAAGAAAAACAAGTTGCGGTTCCATTTAATATGTCTTGGGGTGGAGGAACACAAGGTTTACATGAAAATTTAACTTTATCATCATGTACCGCAACAACTATTGGTGATTATATACAAGATCCTGAATGTTTTCCTGAAAATATTTTAAGTGCAACTACTTTAAATAAATTAAAAACACACATTCTTTTAGAAGAAAATTTTGCAGGAACTTTTGAAGGTGGAATATCCCAATTTAGATTTTATACTGAACCTTTATCAGCTCCCGAAGTCAAACATAATTTTAAATTATTGAAAGATAAATTTATGATGTTTGACCCTGATTGCCCTGTTTGTAACACTGAAACTTGTGCGCCTAACGATTACACATATATAATTTCTAATGATGTAACAACTACAACCACAACATCATCAGGATCAACAGGTAGAGTTTCTTTTAGTTTAGGTTAAATCAAAAAGATATAAATAAGGTTATGGTTGTATTTATTTAGAAATACAATGAGTCAAATTATTACAATAAATAGTATCAATCACGACGGTGAACTAGCCAATGTTTTGTTCACGCCTGATAATGATCCTGTTGTGATAAATTTGGGTGACATAACTTTACCATTTGTTTTTGAACCATCTTTATTAATACCACCAAGAGAAGTTTATGGAACTTACACAATTTACACATATGAGGATAAATGTACTAATATATTACAAGTACCACGCCCAACACCTACACCGACACCAACAGTAACACCAACAAGAACTGCAACGCCAACACCTACACCAACACCAACAGTAACACCAACATACGAACCTTGTGCTTCTGCAACACCTGCACCAACACAAAATCCTACACCGACGCCAACAAGAACCCCAAGACCTACACCGACGCCAACGACTACACTACCACCTTGTTTGTCACAAACACCGACACCAACACCGACACCAACACCGACTACACCTCCGAATTATTTCGCGTATTTGTTTATAGAACCTGTTTCAGGATCATCCGCAATTGGTTCGTATATGTATTCGAATGGATCTAACTTCTTCGGATTCACAAACGCTTCCCAACCAACACAAAGTCAGACGCAATTCAATATAGATATGAATTTATATATGAACTACTCTTCATGGACTAATGGACAATTCCCTAGCATCATTGTCCAATCTGTTTCACAAACTACAGGTGGTGATGATCTATTTGGAAACCCAATCAGTAAATATAATTTCTTTACAACAGAAATTAAATCTGGTACAGTACTTTCAAAAGCTTGGTACACTTGGTTTATTCCTGTAATTGCGACAAATAATGAAATACAAACTGAAATCTACATTAATGCAATGGGTAACCCGACCCAACAAGAATCTGTTGGAACTGAACCTACTATTAATAGTTATTTAGTTAACTACACAGGATCAACGATTCCTTCAGGAACTTATCGAGTTTATACAACATTCCCTAACCAAATATTTAGGTTAAACAATAATAACAATATTTATTTTAGAGGTAGCGATACCCAACCATAAAATTGATATAGAATGGCAAATCCATATAAAAATCCACAAACACCTTTATTAGCGGTTGGAACTTTCTCAGTTCAACCAAGTCAGACATTTGGTACTAATTTTAGTATATATAGTGTTGGTGGTTATATGGAAGTTTATGAACTTCAGGATTTAATTTATACAATCCCAACTGGATCTCAAGGAGATATAGAATTTTCAGGTAATACAATTCCAATACAATTCCAAAAAGGTAGTGGATCGGTTTTCTCACCTGACGTTTTAACATTAAATTCGGATAATATTTCGTCAGGTCGTAGAAGACTTGGTATGTTGGCGTATGTTTATTCAACACAAGAAATATTCCAATATAATATCCCAAATTATACGACACTTTGGAATAACGCATTGGCGGCTTCAGGACCTGGTGGACCAACCGTACTACAATCAAAATTTGGAACCACAGTAAAAAGTAATTCAGCTGCAGGACAAGCGTTAATTAATGCTTGGACAGGATCAACAATTCAGGGTCACAGTGGTGGAACTGCCAATTCTAATTGGAGATTATTAGACACAGGTGGATGTTGTATTACAGGATTTACATACAACAATGACAATAGTTTCACTATATACGATGATAATGGTGGTGTATTTACCGCATCTTTTGATGTTGTTACAGGATTGACAGTATCAGGAGGATCTTTAATTGTTAATGGTGTTAATATTACAGGTGACACATTTACAACAGGAGGTACATATTTTAGTGCAACAAGTACAATAGATTTATATGACAATCAAGGGGGTATTGTTACAATTACAGGTATAACGGCATCAGGTGTTGCAGGATCAAACGGATCTTCAGGTTCTAGCGGTACTTCAGGAACATCAGGAACATCAGGATCTAATGGATCTTCAGGTATATCCGGTTCTTCAGGATCTAGTGGGACTAGCGGAACATCAGGTGTAAGCGGTTTATCAGGAACGAGCGGTTCTTCAGGTTCTTCAGGTTCTTCAGGAATTTCAGGATCTTCAGGGACTTCAGGAACTAGAGGTTCTTCAGGGACTTCAGGAACTTCAGGGACTAGAGGTTCTTCAGGTAGTTCAGGAAGTGGTGGTACAAGCGGTACAAGCGGAGTTAGTGGTGCGTCAGGAACTAGCGGTACAAACGGTACAAGCGGTAGTTCAGGAACATCAGGAAGTAGTGGTACAAACGGTACTTCAGGAACATCAGGAACTTCTGGTACAGGTGGTACTTCAGGTATAAACGGACAATCAAATTCATTATTCCCATATAACGCAAGAGTAGATATCCAATCAGGAGATCCAGGTAATACAAATATTATTTGGAATAATGTAACACAATCGGCATCAACACAAATAAATATTTCACATTTAGATAATGATAATGATGATATTGATATATTTTTGGGGTTAATTCCAAGTGGAACAACAATTATTATCCAAGACCAAATTAATTCAACTGAATTTCAAAAATGGATTGTTGGAGTTGGTGTTGAAGCGGCTCCCAATTCATATTGGACTTTTCCTGTTACATTAGTATCATCAACCATTGAATTTACAGGTGGGGAAAATATATTATTTATTATAGGACAATTACCTTCTGGAACAAGTGGGGTATCAGGAACATCAGGAACATCAGGATCTAATGGTTCTTCAGGTACGTCAGGAAATAGCGGTACAGACGGAACTTCAGGGTCTAGTGGTTCTTCAGGAAGTAGTGGTTCTTCAGGAAGAAGTGGTTCTTCAGGTACGTCAGGAACTAGCGGTATAGATGGAAACGATTCTTCGAATAGTGGTAGATGGGGATATGAGGGCATTTCTACTACTCCCGGACCTGGTCGTTTTGGGACGGATAACCCGGTAATGAGTTTAATTGGGTATGTCTACATAAATTCAGAAGCCGAAAACGGTGTAGATTATTCTACATGGCTTTCAGGAGTAGATAGTATACAAAACCTTGGATTCCCTGTTTCTTTACAAATTACACAGGTAGGTTCTAACAATATTATCGGTATATGGGAAGTTGTTTCTATTACTTCAACAGGTAGTGTTTACGAGTTTCAAGTTGACCCGCCATTTGTTACAAATGGTACTATAACAGATACTTGTACAATATCATGGGTATATAATGGGATCAGTGGTTCTTCAGGTTCTTCAGGAATTTCAGGATCTTCAGGAATTTCAGGTTCTTCAGGTTCTTCAGGTTCTTCAGGTTCTTCAGGAATTTCAGGATCTTCAGGGACTTCAGGAACTAGAGGTTCTTCAGGGACTTCAGGGACTAGAGGTTCTTCAGGTAGTTCAGGTTCTTCAGGGACTTCAGGGACTAGAGGTTCTTCAGGGACTTCAGGGGCTTCAGTTGCCGTTAATGGTATCACAAATTACGTTGTTAAATTTACAGGGTCAACAGGTATCGGTAATAGTCAAATTTTTGATAATGGAACCACAGTAAGTATCGGTACATCCGCATCGACTAGTAATTACAAATTAGATGTTCGTGGAGCAACCATTATGTCTGCAACAACAGGAACAAGTCTAACTGTAATTAGTTCAGGTAACAGTACATCGGCACCCGTACTTTCAGTCCAAGGATCACAAGGCGAATTGTTTAGTGTTACGGATAGTTTAATTGGATCTTTATTTTCCGTTAATGACATTTCAGGTTTACCTATACTGGAGGTATTTTCTGATAGTACCACAATAATTGGTAACTATTTAGCGCCTTCATTATATACGACAACAAAAGTAACATCGATAACTGCATCAACTGGAACAACAATATATTCAATACCGATCAGTGCATACACATCTTCATTTATTGATTATTATGTAAGTGGAGCCACAGGTATGAGAGCAGGTAATATTATGGCAATATGGAGCGGGACTACTGTACAATCAACAGATAATTCAACCGCAGACATCGGTAGTACAACACCTTTAACATTTGGGTTTTTGGTTTCGGGGTCAACAACATTATTTAGTGCGTCAGCATCAACAGGGAATTGGACTGTTGAGTCCATAATAAGGGCATTGTAATATGGCATTTAATTATTCACCTAAAATAGTTACAGATAGATTAGCCATGTATTTAGATGCGGCTAACACCAAATCATATGTTTCAGGTTCAACTACCGCCTATTCATTAACTGGATCGATTAACGGTTCATTAATTAATGGAACAGGATATAGTAATATAAATGGAGGGGCTTGGAGGTTTGACGGTATAGATGATAGTATTTTTTATGGTCTTCAACCAATTAACTTTAATCCCTCAACTCAACCTTTCTCTATGGGTGGATGGGCCAATTTACTTTCAACCGGAGGAAATGGAAATAGGGCCGTAATATTAGACATATGCGGTACTAATACATCTCGTTTATATATTGCTATAGATAAAACTAATTTACGTTTGATTGTTGATATAAGACCACCTGCCGGAACAGTTTACGTTCCAGTATCCGGTAATACAAATTCAATTTCATTAGGAAGATGGGTTTATGGTATGGTTACATTCGATGGGGGTACTATTAATTTATATCAAAATGGAGAATTAATTAGTACCGCAACTGGTTTTACTAATTACCCCGTTATAAATTACAATTGGTATAGCGGATTTCAAGATGATGATGACGCAGATATGAATGGATATATAAGTTCAGTCTCATTTTATCTAAAAACATTATCGGCATCAGAAGTTCTCCAAAACTATAACGCAATTAAATCACGATACGGATTATTATAATGGCAGGAAGAATAACATATTACGGTGCTGTAGTAAAAGACGGTCTTGTTTTAGATTTAGATGCCGCAAAACGTGATTCATATATTGGAAATGGAATTGTATGGACGGATGTTTCAGGATTCCAAAATATTGGTACGTTAACAAATGGACCTACATTTGATTCAAACAATGGGGGTAGTATTCTATTTGATGGTGTAGATGATGAGGTTCTTGTTGGTAATGACCGTTATACTATGGTTTCGGCAATGACTTGGGACATATGGGTTAAAAGAATTTCTGATGGAAATGTATTCAACATGATGATGAGTAATTTTATGCCATATATGGCTTTCAGAGGGACTGATAGCGGCTCAGACATAAATAAATTTAATGTTGCATACCGTACAGTCACAGGAGTTACGACAACTCAAAGAAATTTATTAACGACAGGCGCAACTTTTAGTAATAACATATGGTATAATTTTACTTACACTTTATTGTATGATTTACAAAATCAACTTGCAACCGCAAAAATTTATGTTAACGGAGTATTCAACACGTCATCTTCAAATAACAGTGATTCAGTTTACCAACCATCTGTAGGTAGTAGATTACGTTTAGGTAACTATACGTCAAATCAATATCCGTTTCCTGGTAACATTAGTAATTTTAAAATCTATCATAAAATACTTTCAGACTCAGAAGTTCTCCAAAACTATAATGCACTAAAAGGGAGGTACGGACTATGAGTACTCTATCAGGTGGTCCTAATATTGTGACCAATGGGTTGGTATTGTATTTGGATGCTGCAAACCCAAATTCATATGTTTCCGGATCAACTACTTGGAGAGATATTTCTCGTAGTGTAAATAATGGGACATTGATAAATGGACCTACATACAGCAGTGCTAATGGTGGATCTATCGTTTTTGATGGTTCGGATGATTATGTAAATTTAGGTGTTAATTTAAATAATATTTTTATTGGTTCCTCATTCACCGTAAATATGTGGGTTTCTATTTCTATTAATTTACCGGACGGCAACGGTTATTCTCTAATATCTAACTATAGTGGTGATATTCCAACAAATAATGGGTTTCAATTAGGTTGGAGAGGTGGTTTGGGGGACACCTTATACGCTTTTGGGGATGGGTATTTATCTCGTACACTAGATAACGTCACAGGATTAACCTCCAATGTTTGGTACAATATTACTTTTGTATATGTGAGAAACACGTCAGGAAACATTTATTTAGATGGTATAAATAAAACCAATAATTCATTTACGAATACAGTTAACGCACCAAACCAAAATTTAAAATTAGGTGTAAGATCCGATAATAATACTTTCCCATGGTATGGTAAGATGGCAATCACCCAAGTCTATAATCGTGCACTAAGTGATTCTGAAATTTTACAAAACTATAACGCAATTAAATCACGATTCGGAGTTTAATTTTTTTTTAAGGTAATAAACTTTGATAAGGTAATATTTATCTATAAAACATAAATCAAAAGGTTTTCTTTTGGATAGGGGAAAAAAGAGAAAGAATAGATGGCAAATGAATTTGTTGCAAGGCGTGGTATAACATCTTTGGGTGGTATTACATTACCATATACGGGAGTAAGCTCCACATATACAATCAATACAAACAATTATTTCATTGATTGTACAAGTGGGACATTTACTGTCACCCTTCCGACTGCGGTTGGTATTGCGGGTCAAACTTTTATAATAAAAAATAGCGGAGCAGGAACAATAACCGTTGCAACGACAGGTGGTCAAAGTATAGATGGGACTACAACAAAAACATTAACACAATACGAGTCAATAACCGTACAAAGTGACGGATCCAATTGGGCTATTGGTAGTACCGCTGAAACGGGAGGATCGGCAATACCAGGTTCAAACAATCAACTATTAACTTCAGATGGTGCAGGTGGTGCGATTGCAGAATCATTATTAACGTTTGATGGTACAATTACGTCACCGTATTTAAATGTCAATTCAGTAAAAATCGGAAGGGGTAATAACAATGTATCAACAAATATTTCAATTGGCGGGATTGCGTTTAGTTCTGGATCAACAGGGTGTAATAATACTGCGATAGGTTTAAATTCTCTTAGTGCTAACACAACAGGATCTTTCAATATTGCGATAGGAGGATCCACTTTAAGCGCATCAACTATAGGTAATAGAAATATTGCAATTGGTCACCAATCTCTTCAATCAGGTGCCGGACTTTGTAATAACGTAGCGATTGGATATAAGTCAGGGGCTCGTTTAGGTAACAATCTCACTCCAACCGATAATATTTTTATTGGGTGTCAAGCTGGTTACGGTGCAAATACAGGAAATGTTAGTTTTGGTAATATATTATCTGATAATATTGCTATTGGCAAAAAAGCAGGATGTAGTATAGGAAGTAAATACAATCCCTCAATATATTGTGGTAATAGTGGATATCCTGATTATATCAATGAGTATGCCCCGGGTTGGGCAACTAGTGGTAAAAATGTTTTTATAGGAAACTACGCAGGACAAAATGCCACACCACCATCACCCTGTTCCCCAGCCGCAACAATAATAGGATATAATACGGCAATTGGTCATTGTTCAATGGCCTCTACCACATATGGTAAATTAAATACTGCAATAGGATATGCATCTTTAAAATCTAATACCACAGGTAACTACAACGTAGCGATTGGGTTACATTCTCTTTGTTCTAATACGTCGGGAAATTTAAACGTAGCAATAGGTACTTGTGCGTTACGTTTAAATACGACCGGAATTCAAAATAATGCGATGGGGTTTAGATCACTAGGAAAAAATACATCCGGGCTTAGGAACACGGCAATAGGATATAATACTTTATACGCAAATACGACAGGTACTGATAACTTGGCACTTGGTCATCGTTCTTTATTATTTAACACTACGGGAGGTAATAACATTGGTTTAGGGGTTTATGCATTACGAAATAATACTACTGGAAACCGTAATACCGCAATAGGTTCAAACGCGTTACGGTGCAATACTACATGTTCAGATAACACAGCAATAGGGTACTTTGCTTTAGCTTCAAATGATATCTCAAATTTTAACACAGCTATAGGGTCCAATTCCCAAAGGAATTCCAGCACAGGTGGTGCTAATACTTCAATAGGAACGGATAGTTTAAGGTTTAACACAACAGGTGGTGGTAATAATGCAATAGGTTCCCGTGCTTTATATGCTAACACAACAGGTGATGGTAATACAGCAATAGGTAGGAATACTTTATGTTCAAACACAACTGGATTTTTTAACGTAGCTATAGGATTTTATTCTTTAAATAAAAATACAAATGGCTCACGTAATATAGCAATAGGTAGAGATTCTTTATATGGAAGAACATCCAATTGTGATACAATTGCTATTGGATATAAGGCTTTTCGTGGTGGTGGTGGTCCATTTTTTCCTGATACTTGTACTACATCCCACAATATTGGTATTGGTGCATATGTAAATTTTGCATGTAATACAGTAGGTTCTGTTATTATAGGTAGATGTGCTACATCTACGGCAAGTAATCAATTTGTGATTGGTAGTACTACTAATATAGTAGGAGCCGTTACCACAGAAACTTGTTCTGCAACTAAAACATGGTCTGTAGTAATTAATGGAGTAGCACAAAAAATTCTACTTGCTTAAAAAATGACTTTGACATTTAAATTGTAACACTTATGTTTTATTAAACAAAATAAAATTTATGGTGCAAAAAGTATTTTATAATCCATCCATGCCTAGAGCAGGATCAACCTTGATTCAAAACATTTTAATGCAAAATCCCGATATCTATTCAACCCCTACTTCAGGTGTAATTGAATTTTTATTGAATGCGAGATCAGTATATTCTGCGGGTGATTCATTTAGGGCTCAAGATCAGGATGAAATGAAAAAAGGATTCAAAAATTTCTGCAAAACAGGACTATATGGTTTCTTTGACGGAATTACAGACCGTCCATACGTAATAGATAAGAGTAGATCGTGGTTAGGTCACTTTAACTTCATTGAGTTTTTTACGGATGAAAAACCAAAAATGATTGTTATGGTCCGTGATTTACGAGCAATATTTGCTTCAATGGAGAAAAATTTCCGTAAACACCCCGACAAAGACCCAATGATTATTAATGGTGTTGAATTAAAAAACATGACTACCGCCGCTCGAGTTGATCATTTTTCAATTTCTCCACCCATTGGTCCGTCTATTGAGTGGTTATCTGAGGCAATACATCAAGGAATAGATAAAGATATTTTATTTATAAGATTTGAAGATTTGACAGTGGATCCTGAAACTGAATTAATAAAAATCTATAATTATTTAGAACTACCATATTTTAAACATGACTTTAATAACGTAGAACAACTAACAAATGAAAATGATGTTATACATGGTATTTTTGGAGACCATAAAATTAAACCTCAAGTAAAACCTGTAAAGGATAATTTTATTGAAATTCTTGGAAAAGAACAATGTGATCGTTTACGAGAACATTATGATTGGTATTTTAGAGCCTTTAACTATATTTAATATTTATAAAAAAAACAAAATGGAAGAAACACAAACAACAGAACAAGTGCAACAACATATTAGTGCGGCATTTGACTCGGTTAATTTAATTAACGAAGAAATCACTAAAGAAATGACCGATGAACGTAAAAACACAATAAAACGTAATGGTGATCATCTTGAAATTATGATGGCAAAAGGTTGGTTTTTATCGGGATGTACTGAACAACAGATTATCGATATTAATAATTCTATTACTACGTCAAAGTCGTATTAAAAAATATTATAAATGGAAGAAAAATATTTAGTGTGGCATATTCAGGGAGGTTTAGGTAAGAATGTTGCTGCAACATCATTAATAGACTCTTTATCTGTAAAATATTCAGATAGGAAGATAGTGATAGTGGCATCATATCCCGAAGTATTTTTGAATCAAGAAAACATTTATAGAGTATATGGTTTAGGTAACACTCAATATTTTTATGATGATTATATAAAGGATAAAGATACTTTAGTATTTAGACACGAACCTTATTATGAGACTAATCATATACTAAAAAATAAACATCTATTATCCAATTGGTGCAAATTATTAGGTATTGATTATGATTTTCAAAAACCAAAGTTATCTTTTAATTTTGCACAAAAAAGAATGTCTTTAAAATGGAAACGAGAAAAACCAATTTTTTTAATTCAAACAAACGGAGGATCAATGATGTCAGACCAAGAATATTCTTGGGCTAGAGATTTACCATTTTCTATTTCATTAGAGGTTGTAGAAAAGTTTAAGGAAACTCATCACGTTATTCAAATTTGTAAACCGTCTTCATTAAAAATACCCGGAGTAGAAGTGATAAGTGATAATATGTCATCAATGGAGTTATTTACATTACTTTCGGTGACAGACAAACGATTGTTAATTGATTCTAGTTTACAACATGTGGCAACAGCAATGAATTTACCATCAACCGTAATTTGGATTGCCACATCACCGACAAATTTTGGATATTCAATGCATAATAATATAGTTGCAAATCCACCTTCAGGTAACGTTAAATTAATTGGTTCTTATCTTTTTGATTATTCTTTTGATGGTTTACCTCATGAGTGCCCTTATTACAGTTTGGATGAAATGTTCGACATTGATAAAATATTAGAAAGTTTATAATTATGATATATTGGTTTACAGGTCAGCCTGGTGCGGGAAAAACCTCAATCGCAAAATCCTTAATCGAAAAATTACCAAATAACACGTTCCATGTTGATGGTGACGATTTAAGAGAAATCTTTAATAACAAAGATTATAGTGAAACGGGTAGAAGAAAAAATATTGAGTTAGCTCAACACCTAACACATTTCTTACACAATAAAGGAAATAATGTTTTGGTTAGTTTGGTTTCACCGTATAGAGATCAAAGAGAAGACTTTAAAAATAAATTAAATGGGTCTATAATTGAGATATATGTCCATACTGAACATATAAGAGGACGGGAAGATTTCCGTGTCAAAAATTATGAAGAACCTATTGATAATTTTTTAGATATGGATACATCTGATGTTCTAATAGAAACATGTGTTAATCAAATTCTAAATTATGAAAAATTACATAGCAAAGGCGGATAAAAAAACATCATCCACTGATAGACAATATTCTATGTTTGTGGGGCGATGGCAGCCCCTTCATTTAGGACATCAATGGTTATTTAACCAAGCTTTAGAAGAAGGTAAGAATGTTCTAATTTGTATTAGAGATGTTAAACCTGACGAAAAAAATCCTTTTACGCCTGAAGAGGTAAAATCTAATATAGAAAACCATTATGGTAATTTAATAACACAAGAACGTGTTAAAGTTATTGTGATTCCTGATATTGAGTCAATCAATTATGGTAGAGGCGTTGGTTATGATATTATCGAACATGTACCACCCCAAGATATTCACGATATTTCAGCCACTAAAGTTAGAGAACAAATGAGACAGGAGGGTAAGTTATGAAAGAAAAAATAAAAAAATTCCAAATTAGATTTAACGTTAATAGCACATCTGAAATTGATCGATGGAGATTAATTACTGATGGTGATGAAAAATTGGTTAAAGATATTATAATTGATGGTCACACCTACACTTCTATGGATTGGATGGAGGATATTAATGAATACAAATGGCATGTTAGTTGTGAAGGTTATGTAACAATAACTAACAATGTTGCATATGTTGTAACCGTAAAAGAAGATGCTGCTATGGTTAGACACATATTAAAAACAATCTCTTATCGTTTTTTAGGTACTTTAACAACGATTGTTACAGCGTATTCGTTAGGAGTTTCTTTAGAGTTGTCATCTTTATTAGGTATTGGTGAACTCATGATAAAACCAGTTATGTACTTCTTCCACGAAAGAATTTGGTATAAGTATGTAAGAATAGGTAATAAATAATTACCTATTATCAATATATAAATTTACTTCACTATAATACTCAATAAAGTGATCGTTCCATAGATCCCACTTTATATCAATACCATCAACTGAAAATACTTGATGGTTTGTAAATTCCTTTAAATATAAATCTCTAAACTTTCTAAATTTGTTTTTGGTTTCTTTATTATGAAGATGCCACTCACCTGAGATTTTTTTAACATTGTTTTTAATCCAATTAAAGTTTTCTTCCGTAAAGATATTATATTCACCACCTTCAGAATCTGTTTTAAGAAAATCAATTTTAGTAATACCATGTTCTTTAATTAAAGAATCAAATCTAACTGAATCCATTTGTGTTTGTACACCAAGTTCTGCAGTAAACATATTACCCGTGTTTACAACCCCATCAGTGTCGGTAATTCCTTTATTAATGTGAACTACAAAATCTTTGTTTGTGTTTTTAACTAAGTATGGGAACTCCTCATCACAAGGTTCAATAGAATAAATTACCGAAGGTTTTTTGTTTAATATAGAATATGTGAATGGACCAATACTTGCACCAATGTCCATAACAACATCACCTTCTTCTACGGTAAAAAACTTCTCATAAATTCGTTCCTCAAAGATTTCTTTATTAATTGCCCATCTAAACCAATCATTAGATTTACCCCAATCAAAATCAATTCTATCCCCAAGTAGTAAGTCAATTTTATCTATGACCATTTGTGATGTTATATTTTTGGTGCACTCAAATTGACGACTTGTGTTTTTATGTAGTGGACACCAATACCAATCACCAGCATCAAATTTTTCTTTATTAAAACATCCGTGACATACGTTCTCATTAATCACTCGATGAACTCCTGTTAACATCTCAGCGTTTTTTTCACTAAATCCTGAAATCAAAATTAAAGGTAATCCTGTAGACCATGCCAACCAAGATAATCCTGAACCTAAACCAATGAAGAATTCACAAGTTGCAAGATCATCAATTACTTCTTGAATTGATCCACCCTTAAATTTAGTTGCTCCATTTGGATTTTTGTTACCCATATATCCACTATCTTCTTTTGAATATATCATAACTTCGTATCCTTTGTCTGTTAGATACTTAACCACTTCTTCCCAACCCAAAAGGTTGTTCCAATATTTTGATTGTGCCGTTGAATGGACCCCAATACCAATTTTCTTTTTCTTTGGTACCTTAGGTATTTTTAATTTTGGTTTCACTTCATTATAAGGTAACCCTAAAATATCAGACGCAGTTTGTTGTAATGGTATGTGTCTAAAATCATTTGGGTGTAAACTATAATTAACATTATCACCATCAAAGAACCAACCTATTTTATACAACGCATATAAATCGTGTACTGGTTCACCAGGGTTTATAAATTTTATTTGTGGATATTGATCAATAAACAACTCATTCATAAATGTAGAAACAATCAATTCACAATTATGTTTTTTTCTAAACTCCTCACATTGTGGGAACCAAGCCATTGTATCGCCTAATGATTTAGATTCAAGTGCAATATAGACTCTTTTCTTGTTAAAGTTTGGTACGTGTTCGTAAACTAATTCATCTCCATCAAAAACTTTACAAGTAATATTTTTAAAATACTCAACAATAAGTTTTGACCACATATTTGCCTTAATCTCAGATTGATACATTAAATTATTTAAATCCCAAAACTCGACTCTATATAATTTTTGTGAACTACCTTTAATATCGATAGTTGGGTTACCAACAAAATGAAAACTAAAACTTACATTATCTCTTGGTTCTTTATGCGTAATTTCAGTTTCTTCAAATGTTTTTATGTAAAGATTTTTGGTATCTTCGGATCTATAATGTTTATTGATTATTTTAACTGACTTATAGATATCGATTAATCTTTTTGTTATTATCGACCAATCAAAATCAATCCTTGTTTCTATGGTTTCATGAAATAACTTACCCCAATTTTCAATAACATATTTAAGACCACTAACTACTGACTCGGTGGATCTTCCAATCTTTCTTAATCCACCTATTTTTGGTGTTCCATCGTAAGTACCAACTGTTGGTAGTCCACATGACATAGCTTCTAATAATGTTAGATTAGGGTGTCCCGCTTCTAAAATCGATGGGTGTGCAAATATGGTATGTGATCGATATAATTCTCTTATTGATTCTTCGTCAGGGTTTCCATAAACCACATTTAACTTTTTATATTCTAATAAGTCAGGGTTAGCATCAAAAAAGTTTTTGTTGTTATCAGGACCCGCAACTGTAATCTCAAGATCTAATTCTTTTGCTGCTTCTATGGCATATCTAAAACCTTTTCTATCAATTGATTGGTTATATGCAAAACCATTATTTGCAAGACATAATATTTTATGATTGAGCGATCCTTTTGGGTTTTGGTTATCAAAAAAATTAGTATCAACACCATGAGACAAATAAAATAATTTATCAGTTTCAACAAAATAATCTACCAAAAATTCCGCATGACAAAATGATATAACAGAATTCTTTATTGCTTTTAAATTTAAATTATAAAGATCCGATTCTCTTCCATATTCAACAACGTGATGATCATGTAAAGAGAAAATATATGGTATTCCCATTTCATGGGCCTCAATAGCCAAGTTTGCAACATGGATATGAATTATGTCTGAGTTTCTATCTACTTCACTTAAATATTTAATTTCAGACTCATGACCTTGTTCTATTGAGTTTAAGTGGTAATTCCAAATTACCTTTTCAATTGCCCCCCAACCATTTGGTGGTATTGCTATTAAACCTGGTGTTACTTGTGTTATCTTCATATTATGTAAATTCTAAATAACCGTATATGTTTTTATTTTCCATTTCATATAAAAACTCATCAGTTTCTGAGTTATATACTTTTATTTTTTTAATATTCTCCCAATAGATATTATATGACCACGCCCAAGAATAATTAAGGTAATGTATTATCTCTTCTTCATGATTATCAAATTCTATTATTATTTTTCTAATAACTCTATGGTTATTATAGTTAAATGATAAAATAGCTAAAGAATCTTGATTGTTAACTTTATAAATTTTTGTGGTACAACCTTCATAAAACTCAGCTAAAGTTGATTGACTTGTTTCTGTATTCCACATTGTGTTAGGAAAATCTAAATTCATTTGGTCACTACCATACTTACTTAAAATTAAATTGGTATTTGAATTCATTAGATTATGGAACATATAAACCTCTACTGATTTAAACTCATCACCAAATCCGTTATTTTTTAAATATTTTTTATATGATTCTTCACTATCAACTCTATTTATTTTTTCTAAAAAGAAATCAATTTCTGAGAAAAAATAATGAAAAGATATATCTTTTTCATTAAAATAAAATAACGATTTTTTATTTTCGTTTTTACATAGTTCAGGAATTGTTTTCATAAATTCATATGATTCATCAGAAAACAAATCATCAACTTCCATTCTTTGGAAATGTGTGTACCCAAGTGATTTTGCTAAATCCAAACAATTAAATAGATTACACATTACTGATAACCCATGTCTTTGTAATTCGGGAGTGACTTCATGAATAGTAAATCCTTCATACGATTTCCATAGATCAACATAACTTACATTTTCATATTGTTCTTTAAACAATTTGTTTTCACTATTATATAAAAAATAATCAACTTGTTCTATAAGATCTTGTGGTGGAACTTTATTAGAAACTAAAAGAATTTTATGATCGTGTTTTTTTAAATTACTAATTGCATCTCTAAGTTTAGATAATAAAGAATCATTGGATACAAAGCAATCTATAATTGTAATTGTTTTAATGTTTTTATTATAATCTTCTTTTAATCTATTTTTTACTTTGTTAATATTTAATTCTTTTTCTTCCTCCGATAATGTTGAGAATATTCCTTTTTTAGAAATTCTGTAGTGACCCCCAAATATGTTTAAAAATTTTATTTTACCTTGTTTACTCAATTCATAATTAAGTGGCCAATCAACAAAAGGTAATCCCTCAAAATATTTTTTTATTATATTTTTTTTATTCCTAAAAACCCTACCAAAACCAACATAATTAGTTTCTAATAAATCTTCAGTTGTAATATCTTCTTTTAGTGAAATTATAAATGCATCTTCTTCTTTAGGTGATGCATAATCTTCGTATAGATATTTTGTCGCAGTAAAAGTCATTACGTAGTCTGTGTTTTCATCTAAAAAATCAACCTGTTTTTGTAATTTATCTTTATCACCAAACAAATCATCACCATCTAAATACGCAATATATTCTGATTCAGAATTATCTAAAAGTAGTTTTATATTATTAAGAGCACCTAAATTTTCAGACCCATCCAAAATTTTAATTTCAGGGTATTTTAATTTTAATTCATTTAATTTTTCTTGAGTTTTATCAGTTGAGTTATCATCTCTAATTATAACATCAAAATCAAAATTAGTTTTTTGTTTAAAAATTGAGTCGATACAATCAAAGACGTATTGTTCAAAATTATATAATGGTACTATAACTGATAATTTTTTCATTTATATATTTTTTTTGCAGGGACACCAACGTATGTTCCAGGTTCGTTTATATTCGATACTACTGCAGCACCCATACCTATTGTGGATAATGAATGGACACTAATTTTTTCTCTAATAGATGAATTATTTCCCATATAGACACAATCATATATTTTAACATTACCGGAAACTATTGATCCTGGCATCATAGAAAAATAATCACCTATTTCACAATCATGACCAATTTGGTTTCCCCTATTTAATAATGCGTGTTTACCAATTTTTATGTTTGTTGTTATTATTGAATTTGCTCCAATAAAAGAACCTTCACCAATTTTGACATCATCAGATATGATTGCGGTTGGGTGTATCCATGTGAAATATTTTGTATTTTTTGGTAATCTATTTGCAACGTCAAATCTATTTTTTGGGTCAGCAATTGCTATGATTATTTCATATTCTTTGGTGTTAAATTCTGACAATGGTTTTGTGTGTTCATTAACATATTGGTCATCAACAAAACAAGTAATCTTTTCCCCCATCTGAAACATAACCTCTCTTGCGTGGCCTCCATAACCTATCAGTGCTTTTTTCATTAGTTAAATCTATATTTTTTAGGATCAAAATAATGTTCATACCAAGATGAAACATTTTCATTATAGTAACTCTTCCAAGTATGTGGGGACATACCAATCCACCTTTCTTGTATTGATCTGTTATTATTAGTTTCAATTTTTAATTTAGATAAATTGGGTAGTGTATTAATGTAAGAATTATTTGCCCACCAAAAATTACCTGAAAAATAATTTTTAAACTCATATTCTAAAAATTTAAAATACTCAACATATAAGGCTCCTGACAAGTCACAATCTTTATTTTTTAAGTCTTTAAATGGTATACTCCAATTTTCAATACAAAAATATTCTAAACATTCTCTCCATGATTCTATATTAGAATCATAAGGTCTTGAGGTTCCTTTTGTGTGAAAATAAAATGTACTTCCACATGGGTTTAAATATGAATAATTTTGTAATTTAATTAAAGTTAAAAATTCATCTTCATTTTTTTCATACCAACAAATATTAATTTTCTTATCAATGTCATGGGTTTTAACAATTTTGTTAAACAAATTAAAATCATCATACGATTCTGTAATAACATTATAAAATATTTGATCAGATCTTTTATATAATCCAAAATCTGATAACTTTTGGAGTTGAGATTGTAATACGTGAACCCAATTATTTTGTAAAAAATTATGGGAGAATATGGAAACTTTATGATTTTTTATTAAACCAATTCCTCCCCATAAACTATAATGTGTATTTTGTAGTAATTTATGGAATTCATTATCTTTTGAGTATTTGTCGTCTTTTTCTTTTGCAAAAAACGTATAATATTCATTATAGTTTTCTATAATTTCGTCCCAAAATTTGTATACAAAAATATCATATTCTTTAGTAACATCACTCTCAACAACATCATGAAATGCCAAATAACCGTCATCTGCCAAAAATTGTTTAAATTTATCATAATCATTTTTCACCCCATTGTATGAGTGATCCCCGTCAATAAAAATTAAATCAAATTCAACACCTAAATTTTTAATAATTTCAACTGTGTCGTTTGATGTTGAATCCCCAATAATATAGTTAAAGTTTGGATATGTTTGTTTTATAGTATCAAAATTTTCGTGGTGTTTAATGTCAATTGCAATTACCTTTTCATATAAATGACATAATGCGACTGAAGTACCACCAAAGTTACTACCAATTTCTAAGGCGTATTTTCTTTTTTTTGTATTACTTAAATGATCTAAAAACAATTTGAATTCTTCGGGTTTTTGTTCAATGTTAAATTTTAAACACGAATTCCAAATAGTATTAAAATTATAATTCATTCTAATTACTGTTGTTTAATGAGTAGGAGCTTTTACTTGAGTCCCAAGCTAAATTTATAATGTGAAAATTTTTATGACATAAACTTTTATATTTTTTTGACCATCTAATGGCAAACTCTAATTCAGTTCTCATTTCATTTGTGTCGTAATCGGTTGAAAATTCACCAATACTTAAAAATCTTTTGGCGTGGTTAACACCAGGTCTTAATGAATAACTAGGCCAATTTGTATACATCATCCAAAGAGTTGGGATCATTGTTTGTGTTGCCGAAACCTCATCTAAAAATAAATGATCATTTATTGGTCTATTTGGATCATAATACCATTCCCAATAATCTCCAATAGTTTTAGGTTGTATTTCGGGTGGAAAATTTTTATATGACTGAGAAAACCCAACATAACCATATTCTTCATGGTTTTCTAAAAGGTCTATGGTTTCTTTAATATTAAAATGATTCACAAAAAGATAATCATCCTCCAACATAAAAAAATAATCGGTCTCTGTGTCAATTAGTTTTTTTCTCATTTCATTTAAAATTCTTGAGTGTCTATACCCATCCTCAAAAGAATTTTTATAAAAATGTGTCACTATTATATTTTTATTTGGAAACTTATCCTGTAATAGATGTTCCATATTTATTTTGTCCATTTCAGATGACGAGTCATCAAAAAATATAATATTGTCAATAATCTCCAAATCCTTACAAAATGTGACAAAACCACGAAGAGTCATTTGTAATAATTCAAATCTTTTTGATGACGTTATTGTTAAAGAAATTTTTTTGTTATTGTACATATTATTGTTTGTATACTTCAAATTTAGATAAGTCAGGATAAGGTAATTCTAAATCCTCATTATGTTTTGGCATTCCGTCTACTTTATAAAATTGGTTCATAAGAAGTAAACCTCTTGATGCTATTTCTGGCATCATATAAAAATTCCAACCCAACATGTCAAAGTCATCTTCATGATACGAACATTCGTTTCTTCCCGAATATCTCGCTCGTTTAAACCATTTGTATGCCTCATAATCGTCAGTAATAATTGCACCACCTTTACCAAGTTTTAAATGTTTGTATGGTCCTGTAAATGACAAACACATATGTGTATTTGGAATGTACATGTCTGTTGTAAATCTTAACGCACTATCCCATACTCTTGTTGGGTATAATTGATATGCGCCTTTTAATGTTAAACTATTAACTGATTCAAATTCAACCTTTCCCCCTGCATGTATAATCTCACAAGGAACTGAAGGGTATGTACGTGATGGAATTCTTATAGTTTGACCTTTTATGTTTTCATACATTAAAGCCAAAAACAAAGCGTTACTTTGGTTATCTACAGTAACTGCATATGGGGCTCCTGTGTAATCACAAAGAACTTGTTCAAAATCTTTAGTTACTTGATAAGTTGATTTCCCAAGTGATCCAGGTCTTTTAAATCTTTCATTTTTTGGTTTTGCAAAAATAACACCATGTTCAACTGACTCATCAGATCTTATTTGTTTTCCCATTTCAAACACTATAATTTTATATTCAAAATCATTTCGTTTTAATTTCTCAATTATTGGTGTAATTTCATTGTTATAATTTCCATGAAACTCAACCATAAATCTATCAACTAATTTTATTTGTTCATCAGTCACAGATTCAAAGAAAGGATATTCACCACCCTCAATATCACATTTTAATAATGATATTCTTTCATAATTGTTATCTTTTAAAATATCATCTAAAGTTATTGTATCACACTCAATAAGATTATTTAATTGACCGTAGTTAGGATCATCAGTTCCAAAATAATTTGACCCAATAGTTGTGTTCTCCATTGAGAATCTAAATGGAATTTTTGTATGTTCTTTATAAATTGGATTCATGTAGATCACAGATCTTTCATTATCATCGTCCAACAAAGTTTCAATACTATCCCTTAGGTAAGGATTTGCTTCTACTAATATTACTTTCTTTGCATTAATTGAATACATGTATTTTGCAAATAACCCAACATTGGCACCAATATCTATAACTGTATTCAAATTATCTAAATCTAAACCACTAAAACATCTGTCAATAAAAAACTCGTGATAATTAACATAGTTACAATCAAATGGTTTAAAATTGAATGATGGGATATTTGGTTTTACATCATTAACAACCAATTCTTTTGAACCTAATAATTCATTGTTTAAATTATAAAACTCAATTCTAAATCCTCTGAAATTTTTCATTCCTTCAAATTTCATAACATGGGTTGGAATTGGGATAATAAAATAAGATAATGGTTCTATAATATTTAAATTGAACCAATATAGTGGTGCGTTTGATGTCATACATCTTATGGTAATGTTCAGGTTTATTTTTTCTGAATAACCATAATTTAATATGATTTTATTTTCGATACCAACCCAACTAACATCAAACATATTTCCTACGTTTGATATACCTAAAGTGTTTAATAGTATTTGTATGTCTTTATTAATGTCTCCTGTCATAAATTTAATATTTTCATCGTTATTATACTTACCACAATAAACGTCCAAATTAAACATCATCATTGGTAATTCGTATTTGATTGCTTCTTTAATTGCAATCGGGTTTAGTTCTTTGTTAAATCTGTCTCCTTTTGATGGGAATAAAAATAAATCAGATGCTTGTAAAAAAGTATCAACATCTGATCTTTCACCCCAAACCACACAGTTATCTGGTTTGTCTTTCATTAAGGGCTCCCAATAATGTCTGAAGTTGTCGGCTTGATTTCCAATAAAGTGAAATAATATTTTTTCATCTTTTAATTGTTTTGCCATCTCAAAGACATAACCTTGATTTTTTCTTTCAGTAAATAGACCAACAATCACAACATGTTTCCATTCAGGATCCAACATAAATTGTTCTTGAGCCCATTGTTTATCCGGTTTTACAATGTCAATTGGATATTCAATAATTTCGTAAGGTACATCAAACATTGAGTATCTAAATGCGTTAAATGGACTTACAAAAATAAATTTATCGGGAAACCATCTTTTGTTTGTTACAGGAATACTTGAATCGTGAGTCGTTTCAAATAGTTTGTATGTTCTTTCTTTAATAAATAATTTCTCATTAATTTCTTCAGGTATAAAATGTTCACAAAATTCTTCCAAACAAACGATGTCTGGTTGAAATCCATGGATCAAATCAAATATTTTATTTTTATCTTCCCCTAAAACAAATAAATTTTCAGGTCCAATAAGATCTTTAATTCTATTTTTTTGAACAACAAAGGCGTCTCCATGCCAACTCCACTCAACACATTTGATTATATAATCATCTTTTAATAATTCTATTTTATTTACCAATACTTGCGGTAACCCTCCTGTGGATAGATGAGGTGCGACAAATAAGATCTTTTTCATATGTAGAATATAGTTAATTGTAACACGAAAGCAAAGTATTTATTGTAATAAAGATTATGGCGAATACAATAAAATACTCAACAACGGGGGATACACTATCAATAAAAAAAGAAAATTTTTTCTTTGGGGTTGGTGATGTTGGAAAGGGTCCAAGTCAATCAACAGATCATTATCAGGGTATTTCACCACCCTCAGGTGGTTATACAATTTACGCTAACACAAACGGATCTTTTACCGCAATTTTTTGTGCAAATGATAACGCTCAATTAATAAACTTTACAAATGGATTCTCAAACCAAAATTTTACTGCCGCAACTCAATGTTTGAATTGGTATCTTAGTCAATCAAATTTTGCTTGTGTAAACAAAGACTATGAGCCAATTATTACAAGTGGTCTTACACTTTGTTTGGATTCATCTTTTTCACCTTCGTATACTACTTCTGGAAGTGTATGGTATGATTTATCGTATAGCGTAAAAAATGCAACATTGAGCGGTTCTCCAACTTATAAACCGTCAGATAAAAGTTTAAGTTTTGTACCGGCACAAAGTCAATATGCGACTATTCCTGATTTAGGTAGTTTAACCACATGGACAATAGAATCTTTGGTGAAGTTTACAGCACCATTGGTCGTAGGAAACACAATTTCTGCAGTTATAACAAATCAGTACAATGGGGCAGTAAATTTGAATTTTAGTATGGGTACTCTAAACTCACCTACGGATGCGTTAATTAGGGTTGGGTTCTTTGATGGTTCTTGGAGAATAACATCAGGTTTTGCACCATTGACAGGTGTTACATATTATATTTCAGGTACTTATGATGGAACTACAATAAGACAATACGTTAACGGTGTTGCGTCAGGTGGTACTTTATCTTATGAAGGTACACCATCTTCAGGAGGTGAAGTAAGATTAATGAGAAAATGGGATGATGTGGTTAATACTACAAATTTAATGTCTGGCGATTTAACAATGGTAAGGGTTTATAATAGAGCCTTAAGTGCTTCAGAAATTTTGAGTAATTATAATGCACAGACCACTATATCTTACGATCCCAATGCGGTTGCATTTATAGTTGCTGCCGGTATAACAAATACAACACAACAATCGGCAATTAACCAACTAGTTCTTGATTTGAAATCGTATTCATTATGGGATAAATGTAGTGCGATTTATCCATTCGTAGGTGGAACTGCATCATCTCACAAATATAATCTCAAAGACCCAAGAGATTTAGATGTTGCATTTAGAATTCAATTTTATGGTGGGTGGACTCATAACTCTAATGGAATACAAGGTAACGGGTCAAACGCTTATGCCGATACTTTTGTGGCAATGAATACAAGTGCTTTATTGAATTTATCAAACCACCTTAGTTCTTACAATAGAATATTACCACCGTCAACAGGCACATATTATCATGGAATTGTAAATACAAGTAGTGGTATTGCGGTTTTTGGGGGTTTATGGAATGTTAATTCCCTTACAGGTGGTTTACAAAATTGGCTTTCAGGCGGTGCCGTAGCTGAGTTAGGACTTGTGAATATTACCGTTATCAATGAAAGTACATCCAAATTCTATTTAAACGGAACTTTAAGATCTGAACCTAACGATCCAGTTTCAATGACTCTCCAAACTAATTATTATTTAGGAGCCGCTTATAGTACTTCATCTATGGGTCCTGCGTATTATAATACAACTAATTATGCATTTACCTCTTTAGGTGCGTCTATTACTACAACAGACGCATCCAATTTATATACCGCTGTTCAAGCATTTCAAACAACATTAGGAAGACAAGTTTAATAATATGAAAATAACAGATATAACACCAAACGACCCAACAATATATGTTGGTTTGTTGACAGAAGAACAAAAAAATCAATTAAACGGCCAATGGTTTGCACCTGATAGTTATTTCTATGCGGTACAAGATATAAACGATAATTGGTTTATATCAATTATAGAAATTATGAATTGTGTAAATCCTGATTTTTTATGGGTTAAAGATTTAGATTTAATCCCTTATGATCCAAAAATTGATAACATGCCCCTAATAGAAAGTTAAAAATAAAATGCCAAATTTAATTAAATACTCAACAACAGGTGACACTTTATCGTTAAAGAAGGGTAATTTCTTTATTGGTACTGGTGATGTCGGTAAAGGACCGACTGAAGTAACCGGATATTGGAATGGTGTCGATGTTCCGAGTGGAGGTTACATTATCCATAAAAACAAATCAGTTAATGGTCCGGCAATGTGGCTTTGTAAAGATGATGCCGAATTTGTTTATATAACCAACAATATTGAGGGGACCACATTTACAGGTGCAACGCAATCTTTAGTGTATTATTCACCTATGAATGATGCGATGGTTTTCAATAGAAATTACAATACGATTACGACAAGTTTACTATCAATTGTTTTGGATCCTAGTTTTACTGTTTCATATCCTAAGTCAGGAACAACATTTTATAATATTGGTAATAATAACAATTCATTAACATTCAGTTTGTTAAATGGTGTATCCTATTCTTCAGAATCCGGTGGATCTTTGGTGTTTGATGGTGTTGACGATGAGGTTAGTAGTGACGCGGTTTATACAATGACTTCAGGTACAACTTATGATATTTGGGTTAAAAGGACCTCAAACGGGAATGAATTCAACATGATGATGAGTAACTTTATACCATATATGTCATTTAGAGGTACTGGTAGTGGGTCTGACATAAACAGATACCAAGTGGCTTGGTATGGAGTGTCAGGAGGTACACAAACACAAAGAAATCTATATTCAACAGGAGCAACTTTTAGTAATAACATATGGTATAATTTTACTTACACTTTATTGTATGATTTACAAAATCAACTTGCAACTGGAAGAATTTATATTAACGGAGTTTTTAATGGTACGGATTCAATTTATAGTGATTCTATTTATCAACCATCAAGTAATAGAAGATTACTATTAGGTAATTATATAAATAACCAATACCCATTTACTGGAAATATTGGTAGATTTTTAGTTTATGAAAGGGTGTTATCTGACTCAGAAATTATAAATAATTACCAATCTAATTTACCAATAATATTAAATGAAAATATTGTAACAAATGGGTTGGTTAGCTATCTTGATGCCGGATTCAGAACTTCATACCCAACAACAGGTACCACTTGGTATGATGTGAGCGGATATGGTCTAAACGGAACATTAACAAATGGTCCGACATATAGCTCATTGGATGGGGGATCAATTGTTTTCGACGGTACAAATGATTATGTTAATAGCGTAGGAGCAACAACATCATTTTCATTCATACAAAATACTGGAATTTTTACAATAAGCGCTTGGGTTAAACTTAATGATTTATCAACCGCAAGATATATTATGGGTAATAATGACGGTCTTACAACAAGTAGAGGGTTCTTTTTGGGATATTCAGGAACTTCTGGCACATGTTTTTTGGCTATTACACGTGCCCTTTCAAACCAATATACTCTTGATCTAAAAAAACCTAATTTTTTTACTGATAATAATTGGGTATTAGTTACTTGTGTTGGAAATAGAACAAACTGTCAATTGTATAAAAATGGAATTCCTTTTGATACCCCTGTTAACTTTAGTACCTTTGCAACAACAAACAGTACAAGAGCATTAAATATTGGTAGAATTAATAGTCTGAATGGTGGCTATTGGTCCGGTAATGTTGCGTTAACTCAGATTTATAATCGAGCTTTATCATCAACAGAAGTTTTACAAAACTTTAACGCTCAAAAATCAAGATTTGGATTATAAAAATATTTATTAATATGGAAACACAAATACAAGAATACGATAACAGAGAATTTATGATTTTCTCTGTGACTGAATTAGATCAGATTGATTTTACTCAGGTTTTGGAAACCTCGATAGATACCGTTAGAAAATCAGTTGATGAAACAAAAACATTTGTTAAGTGGGATGGATCAATGCCTGAGTGTGTAAGTAACCTTACGACAAAAGAAGGTCCTTATAATTACCATGAAATTTTACAAATATTAAATACACCTGAATGGACTAACCCAAATCAAATGGAAGGATAATGCCAAACTATGTCCAAATAAATTCAATATCAGGAACGTCACCATATACAATATTTGTGTGTGATCAGACTTTCACATATTGTTATTTAGCTGCGGGACCCGTAATAATTACAACACCATATACATTTATGGTTCCACCACCATTAACTAATACCACAGATGTGATTGTTAAAATAATAGATTCAAACGGATGTGACACTTGGGTTCCATTATCTTGTGGTACATATTACGGAAAAGAATTTGAGGACTTTGCAATATTTTTATTTCAAGATACAAATATTTATTTATTTGAAGGTCAGTAATATTTATTAGTATGCCAGTTTATAATAGATTAACGGATAGACAACAGGTTTCCGCGGTAACCTTAAACGATATCATTCACGTAGTTGTTACAGGAGATACTTCTCAAAGCCCTCAGGGTTCTTCATATTTTGCCCCATTAAGTTATATACAAGCAATCTTGAGTGGTGCTAGTGGTACACAAGGTACTTCAGGTACATCAGGTACGAGGGGTAGTTCAGGATCTAGTGGTAGTTCAGGTACATCAGGTACGAGGGGTTCATCAGGAACATCAGGTTCTAGTGGTTCTAGTGGTACATCGGGTACGACAGGATCTAGCGGTAGTAGTGGATCATCAGGTAGTAGTGGTACAAGTGGGACTAGCGGTTCATCGGGTTCAAGTGGAACTAGCGGATCTAATGGATCTTCAGGTACTTCAGGAACTAGAGGTTCTTCAGGTACTTCGGGATCAAGTGGTACAACCGGATCTTCAGGTAGTTCAGGCGTATCTTTTGGTACATCAGGTACAAGTGGTTTATCAGGAAACGATTCTTCAAATAGTGGTAGGTGGAGATATGTAGGAGTAGGTAATAACCCCTCACCAGGACTTTTTGAGACGGATAATACAACAATATCTTCAATAGCCTTTGTCTACATAAATACACAGGATGAAAACGGTTCAGATTATACTAGATGGTTTTTAGGGGTAGATACTATACAAGACCTTGGTAACACTGTCTATTTACAAATCACACAAGTAGGTTCTAATAATATTATTGGTATCTGGACAGTTAGATCCATTACTTCATCAGGTAGTGTTTACGAGTTTGAAGTTGATAATCCAGCACTTGTTGCAGATGGTACTATAACAGATACTTGCACAATATCATGGGTATTTAATGGACTAAATGGTGAAACAGGATCAAGTGGAATATCCGGATCTTCAGGATCAAGTGGTAGTTCAGGTACTAGAGGTTCATCAGGTAGTTCAGGATCAAGTGGAATATCCGGATCTTCAGGATCAAGTGGTAGTTCAGGTACTAGAGGTTCATCAGGTAGTTCAGGATCAAGTGGAATATCCGGATCTTCAGGATCAAGTGGTACTAGTGGTGTAAATGGTACTGAGGGATCTAACGGTAGTAGTGGATCATCAGGTAGTTCAGGGTCTTCAGGTTCAAGTGGATCATCAGGAACATCCCCTTTACCCTCAGAAGTTTATACAGTAGAAAATACGGGTAACACTAAGTTTTATGTTACTTTTGTTGATTCAAATAACTTAGTTGCTGCACCTGAAAGTGTTTATACAAATACGGGTATAAGTTACAATCCAAGTACAGATATTTTAGAACTCATAACAGGATATCGAAGTGGTGATGGAACAGTTTCGGCCCCACCTTATAGTTTTATTGCAGATACTAATACGGGAATATATAGGATTGGTACCGATAATTTAGGTTTTGCAACAAACGGTACTAGACGAATGTCTATTGATAGTACCGGTAGAATTTTAATGGGTAATGGTGATGAATCTTCAGGATCAAACTTTATAATTCCTTTAGGTGGGTACGCGGCAACATCTAATGCAACTCCAGCAACACTTATAACATTAGCAACAGACACTGATGGTGTGTATACTGTAGAGGCGTTTGTTGCGGGGGCCACAGTAACAGGAAGTAATGCGATCGGTGGAATTATAAGCGCAACTTTTTTAAATAACGGAGGATCTCTTAGTCTTATCGGATCGGTACAAGGATCGGTACAAGAAAACTATGCGGGATCACCGACCTTCACACTTCTTGCGTCAGGAACTAATATAATATTACAAGTCACAGGAGTTGCGTCGACCACTATAAATTGGTTTGGTAAAATTAAATATATTACGGGATCTAGAGCCATTTAACTTTTAATTTTCATTTATTTTAGTCATTATTTTTTTATTTTTTCTGTATGAGAATATTTGTGCAGATTGCTGCTTATCGTGACCCCCAACTTATACCAACAATTAAATCTATGTTGGAGAAAGCAAAAAAACCAAAAAATATTATTATTGGTATTGCAAGACAATTTCATCCTGAAGATGGTTTTGATGATTTAACTGAATATGAAAATGATGATCGTTTTCGTATTTTAAATATCCCACACACTGAATCAAAAGGCGTTTGTTGGGCAAGACATCAAGTCCAACAATTATATGGAGGTGAAGAATACACACTTCAAATCGATTCTCATATGAGGTTTGAAAAAGATTGGGATGACACTTTAATCAAAATGATTAAAAGATTACAAAAACTTGGTTATAAAAAACCTTTGTTAACAGGTTACGTTTCATCTTTTGATCCTGATAATGATCCTGAAGGTAGAGTTAATGAACCTTGGAGAATGGCGTTTGATAGATTCACACCTGAAGGTGTTGTATTTTTCTTACCTGAGGTAATTCCTGATTGGAATAAAATTAAAGATCCAATTCCTGCAAGATTTTATTCGGCTCACTTCTGTTTCACTTTAGGACAATTCTCAACTGAAGTACAACACGATCCCGAATTTTATTTTCATGGTGAAGAAATTTCAATAACCGTTAGAGCATATACTCATGGTTATGATTTATTCCACCCAAATAAAGTGGTTATTTGGCATGAATACACAAGAAAAGGTAGGACTAAACAATGGGACGATGATAAAGAATGGTATTTAAAAAACACCGCATGTCATAAAAAGAATAGACAACTTCTTGGTATTGATGGTGAAAAATATGAAGGAGACTATTATGATTGGTTTGGTAAAGAAAGAACTATAAGAGATTATGAAAAATATGCCGGATTGCTATTTGAAACAAGAGCAGTACAACAAGATACTATAGATAAAAAATATCCCCCAAACCATTATGATTTTGAAAATGAAAATGAATGGAAAAAAAGTTTCTCAACAATATTCAAACACTGTATTGATTTAGATTTAAATCAAGTTCCCGAAACAGACTACGATTTTTGGGTTGTTGCTTTTCACGATCAAGAACATCAAACAATTTTTAGACAAGATGCCGACGCAAACGAAATAATAAGAATAAAGTCAGACCCTGAGGGATATGGTAAAATATGGAGAGAATTCAACACAACAAAAATACCATCGTATTGGGTAGTATGGCCCCACTCAATTTCAAAAGATTGGTGTGATAGAATTGTTGGTAATTTATGAGAACACTATTTGTAACTTGTTTATACTCAAAACTTTTTGGATCTGAGTTTGGTGGTAGAGATAGTAGAGACGGTCACTACAAAAATTCACTAAAAAGTCTTTTAAAGATGTCTGACGCTAAATTTATTTGTTATACGTCAGAAGATCAGATAAATGATTTAAAATCTTTTTTCTATAAACAAAACAAATTCAATGAGGACCAAATCCAATTCAAAATCTTTGATTTAAAAAATTGTGAATATCATCAAAAAATTTCTGAATTAAGAAAAACTCAAAGTAATTTACTACACGATAGATGTTATGAAATACAATATTCTAAATTTTTTTGGTGTTTAAAAAATTGTGACAATTCAGATTTTGATTATGTTTTTTGGATAGATGCCGGATTATCACATAGTGGATTGATACCACCAAAATATTTAGACCAAACAAAAGGATATTGGGAAAAATATTTTGAGTCTGAATTATTTAACAACAAACTTTTAAATAATTTGATTAAACATACTGGTGAACAGATTGTGGTGTGCGCAAAAGAAAATCAAAGAAACCATTGGTCAAAAACTTTACCAAAAAAATATTATAACAATTATAGTTTCGATAGACATATTATTGGTGGTTTGTTCGGAGGTAAAAAAGAAAATCTAAAAAACTTTTGTAATTTATTTGACGAAAACATCAAAAATGTTTTAAACAACGAAACTGAACTTTTCTTAGAGGAAAACATAATGAGTTTAATGTTCTTTAATAATAATGAATTATTCAATCCACTTCTATTTGACATTTGGTGGCATGAGGAAGACTTTATACCTGGTGTTGATTTAAAAGAATTGACCTTAAAAGAAAAAAGTTTTTATAAAATTATAGAAAATCTAAATAATATATAAGATGATAACATTAGTTACAGGATTATGGGACATTGGTAGGGGAGACCTATCAGAAGGATGGTCAAGATCTTTTGATCATTATTTAAGTAAATTCGAACAACTATTACAAGTAGATTGTAATATGATAATTTTTGGTGATAGTGAGTTAGAAAAGTTTGTTAATCAAAGACGAAGTGTAACCAACACACAATTTGTATTAAGAGATTTAAATTGGTTTAGAAATAATGAATTTTATAATCAAATTCAATCAATAAGAACAAATCCAAAATGGTATAATCTTGCAGGTTGGTTAAAAGACTCAACACAGGCAAGATTAGAAATGTACAACCCATTAGTAATGTCAAAAATGTTTTTATTACATGATGCGGTATTATTAGATAAATTTAATTCTGAAAAACTATATTGGATTGATGCTGGCTTAGCAAACACTGTTCACATGGGTTACTTAACTCATGATAAAGTATTACCAAGGATTGATGATCTTTTTACTAATTTTACATTTATTTGTTTTCCATATGTTGCAGATAAAGAAATACATGGTTTTGATATTAATAAAATGGATATCATTACAGGAACAAGAGTCGATAAAGTTTGTAGAGGAGGATTCTTTGGGGGTCCTGTAAATCTAATAAGACAAATGAATACCCTTTATTATAATTTAATAAAATCAACATTAGAAAGAGGATTAATGGGAACGGAAGAAAGCCTGTTTTCAATACTACTATATAACAACCCAACGATAATTGATTATGTCGAGATTGAGTCTAACGGTTTAATTTATAAATTTTTTGAGGATGTAAAGAACAATAACTTAGTTATTAAATCTTTAAAAAAAGAAAGGGTTATTAAAAATAAAACCAACGGTCAAGTTGGTTTATATGTTATAACATTTAATAGTCCAAAACAATTTGAAACTCTTATCAATTCTATGTTACTATATGACTCTGAATTTTTAGAAAAAACTAATAAATTTTTATTAAATAACTCAACCGATCTATCGACAACACCTGAATATATTAAGTTATGTGAACAATATGGATTTGAACATATTAAAAAAGATAATATAGGAATTACAGGTGGTAGAGTATTTGTTGCAGATCATTTTGAAAATTCTGAAATGGAGTACTATTTGTTTTTTGAAGATGACATGTTTTTCAACATGGGTGCGGATGATGTATGTAAAAATGGGTTTAATAGAAATGTAAGACATCTATATAGGAAAGTTCTACAAATTATGAGAAAAGAAAATTTTGATTTTCTTAAATTAAATTATACGGAATTTTACGGTAGTCATGAAAGACAATGGTCTTGGTATAATGTAGATCAAGAGTTTAGATCAAAACATTGGCCAAACAATCAAAAACTACCAACACACGGACAAGATCCTAACTCTCCTTTTTTAGAATTTAAAAACATAAAATCAGTCGACGGTTTACCATACGCAACAGGTGAGATTTATTTATCTAATTGGCCAATTATTTTATCAAGAGAGGGTAATTACAAGTGTTATATTGAAACTAAATTTGATCATCCTTACGAACAAACTTTAATGTCTCATTGTTATAAACAAACAATCAAAGGTAGAATTCATGCTGGTTTACTTCTCTTAACTCCAACAGAACACAATAGGTTTGACTTCTATGATGGTAAATTGAGAAAAGAATTCTAATCGAAGTATTTATAGATAAAAGATTAGATGGAGTTTTTTATCAGAAAAAATGCAACACTCCCTGTGTTGAAGATTAACGCTATTAAAGACGGAAGAAGTGACTACAATAGGTCTATGAGATTTATTGAAGATACTGATATCTTTTTTTCTATGGTGGATACAGAAACTAATATTCCTAGAATAACCTCAAGACCTGCCGGTCTCATGAAAAAAGATCCGTTAGATATTAGTACGGACGCTGAGTATTATGTGTACTATCAATTCACACCATTTGATACAAAAAAAGTTGCAAGATATAAAGGTCAATTTTTATTTAGAAATGAAACTGGAATATTGACCCTACCTTTGAGTGAGGAAATATATATAAACGTAATTGAAAGTTTTATAATTGACGATTTTGAATTCCAAAGTTGTTATGTTGTAGATTACCCTTGTTGTTTTGGTCCCGTACCAATTCCTCCAGGACCTGTTCCACCAGGACCAACAACGACAACAACAACTATAATACCAACAACGACCACAACAAGTATTTATATTTAAATAAAATCTATGGAATTTACAATAGGACAAAATTCAAGTTTACCACTACTTAAATTACAAGTAGTGAATGATGGTACACAAAATTTTGATTCAATGATGAAGTTTATTGAGACCTCATCTGTATTTTTTTCAATGATTAGAACGGAAAATGGAATTCCAAAAATATTAACAAAAAGTGCGGGGTTTGTCGAAAAATTAGATATGGACCCAAACGCTTCACCTGAATATTATGTTTACTATAGATTTACAACTCAAGACACTTCAAAAGTCGGAAGGTTTGAAGGTCAGTTTTTATTTATAAACGAAGAAGGTACTTTAGTTTTACCAATAAGAGAAAGTTTATATATTAATGTTATTGAAAGTTTCATTGCGAATGATTTAACTTATGATCCTTGTTATGTTTTAGAATATAAATGTTGTACAACGCCATTCCCTTCACCAACACCAACACCTACAAAAGAACCGGTAATTAGTCCAACACCAACAACAACCGCCACTCCAACACCGACAATCACTCCAACACCAACAACAACACCAAATAAACCTGTTTGTATTCACCCAAGATATGAAGAATTAATCTATTCAACAACTTTAGATGGTGATTTCACTTCTAGTTTGGTTAGTGCATGTGCGGCATTAAATTGTTTAGAGAGTGCTAACTGTACTTATAATGGATATTATGATAGATACTTTAATATTAATGGACCAACGGTTGGGTCATTAGCATTCGAAAACGAAACAACTTGTTACCCAACCAATGACACAGGTTATTTTATAATGTGGTTAAACGGGTCCTTCAGCGTCATCCAATTTGTAAATGGAGTTTTACAAAATTCCCCTTGTTTATGTTGATAAGATAATTCCTTTCATTTATATTTATTTACGAAGGTAAATGCCGACCTAATTCGGTAGCTAATACACCAAAAGTAAAAAATATATGATATCACAAGAAGAAATTGAAAACTTCCTTGTGGGTAATGACCCTGAGGAATTTATCGTATCGGTAGAGTACGATTATGTATCTGACAAAATCTACAAAATCAAAGAAGTTCCTGGTAAAGGTAAACAAATACAACGAGACACATTAATCTCATTTGCTTGGGTTGGTGATCTACGTGGTCAAAACTTTTACTCTTCATCAAAAGGTTTACAAAAAGAAGCCATGACCAAACATGGTATTATGATTGAGAAACTTAAAACTGAAGGTAATGATCGTTTAGAACAAGGACTTACCTTTATGGTTAAATCTATGAAAGGTTATAGAAATCTAATACAATTCTTTAGAGAAGGTGGAGTTGATCCTTGGGGTGAAAAAACAAAAGACCTCATTATGGTCCTTCCCCCCGTTGAGCAATACCTCATCTCTAAAGAGAAACGACTATTTAAAGGATTTGAAGAATACAACGACATCACGAGGATGGTATTCGACTTGGAAACGACCTCACTTGAACCTAAGGATGGTCGTATCTTCATGATTGGAATCAAAACAAACAAGGGGTATAAAAAAGTTATTGAGTGTGCAACACCAGATGATGAAAGAAGAGGACTTGTTGAGTTCTTTAATATCATCGATGATATCAAACCTTCAATCCTTTCAGGTTACAACTCATTTAACTTCGATTGGTATTGGATCTATGAAAGATGTAAGGCACTAAACCTCGACATAAAAAAAGTTGCCAAGTCACTAAATCCTGATAAATCAATCTCAATGAAAGAGTCAATGTTGAAATTGGCAAACGAAGTTGAGAAGTTTAACCAAACACAAATGTGGGGTTATAACATTATTGATATCCTGCACTCAGTTCGTAGAGCTCAGGCGATCAACTCAAACATCAAGGAAGCCGGTTTGAAGTACATAACCAAGTATATTGAGGCAGAAGCACCTGATCGTGTTTATGTGGATCATGATAAGATTGGATCTATGTATCGTGAGAAAGAAGAGTATTGGTTAAACATTGAAAATGGTAAGTACAAGAAGGTAGGCAATGATCCAAAAGTTGATGAGGTTTGCGGAAGACATTCTCAAGTATATATAAAAACAACTGGGGACGACATTATTGAGCGTTATCTTGACGATGACTTAGAAGAAACTCTATTGGTTGACGAAGAGTTTAACCAAGGTTCATTCTTGTTGGCATCATTACTTCCAACAACGTATGAAAGAGTCTCAACGATGGGTACTGCCACATTATGGAAAATGTTGATGTTGGCTTGGTCTTACAAACATAACTTGGCAATACCAGCTAAGAATGATAAAGGGAACTTCGTAGGAGGACTTTCTCGATTGATCCGAACAGGATACTCAAAAAACGTATTAAAACTTGACTACTCGTCTCTATATCCATCTATTCAGTTGGTACACGATGTATTCCCCGAGTGTGATGTAACAGGTGCGATGAAAGGATTATTATCTTACTTCCGTAACACTCGTATTAAATACAAACAACTTGCTGAGGAATATGCAAGTATTGATAAAAAGAAATCAACATCTTATGACCGTAAACAATTACCGATTAAGATCTTTATCAACTCGATGTTCGGTGCGTTATCAGCCCCACAAGTATTTCATTGGGGGGATATGGACAAAGGTGAGATGATTACTTGTACAGGTCGTCAGTATCTTCGTATGATGATTCACTTCTTCATGGATCGTGGTTACACGCCTCTTGTAATGGATACGGATGGTATTAACTTCTCGGTTCCTGAAGGTGTGACAGAAAGACGTTATGTTGGTAAAGGTCTAAACTGGAAAGTTGTTGATGGTAAAGAGTATGTTGGTGAAGAAGCAGATGTAATGGAATTTAATGATCTCGCAATGAGAGGTGAGATGGCACTTGACACTGATGGACAATGGCCGGCTTGTATTAACTTAGCTCGTAAAAACTACGCTTTGATTACCGCAAAAGGTAAAATCAAACTTACAGGTAACTCAATCAAATCTAAGAAAATGCCGATCTACATTGAGAAGTTCTTGGATAAAGGAATCAAGTTATTACTTGATGGTAAAGGACAAGAGTTTGTTGAGTGGTATTATGAATACGTACAAAAAATATTTGATCAGAAAATTCCTTTAATGGATATTGCAAACAAAGCAAAGATCAAACAAACTATTGATGATTATATTGCAAGAAGTAAAACCAAAACTAAGTCAGGGGCATTAATGTCACGTCAAGCACATATGGAGTTGGCAATCAAAGACAAACTGAATGCTAATCTTGGTGAGGTTATCTTCTATGTCAACAACGGTACAAAAGCATCTCACGGAGATGTGCAAAAAGTTAACAAACCGAAAAAAGGTTGGTCTCAAGAACATATTGATAATTACATGAGAGATTGGGGAACAACAATACCTGAAAATACAGATTCAATAATTCAGTTAAATTGTTATCGAATTGATCCGTCAGATATTGAAACTAACCCAACGATGACCGGTGAATATAATATTCAGAGAGCAATTGCAACTTTTAACAAACGAGTAGAACCTTTATTAGTCGTGTTCAAACAAGAAGTTAGAAACGGATTATTAGTTAAGAATCCTGAGGATAGACCATTCTTCACTAAAGATCAATGTGAATTAATTAACGGACAACCATTTGAGGAAGGTGATCAAGATAAACTAGAAGATGTAATGGAAATTTCTGATGAAGAAATGTCTTTTTGGAATCGTGTTGGTGAAACACCTTACCACATGTATAAAGATGCGGATCAAACTATGTGGAGATATGTACCTGAAAAAGATTTAGTCCATTTTAACTCCATCGGAAGAAAGGATATACCAAACACCGTTGACATTTTGTAACTCAACACAAGCACCCTTACCAACTGAAATTTCGTCCCATTCTTCGTCTATTCGACCTATATCGGGAATAATCACACAGTTGGTAAGTGTTTTTATTTTAACTCGTTCTGTTGTTGTTGAATCAAGTTTTACTTTTGATTGTGCAACATCTTTTACGATTAAAAGTGTTTCACCATTTGTTTGATAAATTTCATCACTAATTACAATAACTTCAAACGTTTCTAAATTAAATGATCTATCTCCTCTTATTACAGTTTTTCTAACTGCTTTGTTTCTTATAATTGACATAAAATTAAATTACATATATTTGACGAGGCATGGCTCTAAACTTAAGAGTTTTGTTTAAGTTTTCAGCTAACAAAGCCTCTCTTTCCATAACTTTTTCAGGACGAAGTCTTGTTAATCTTCCTTCAGGACCGATTAATTCCTCGGCTAATTTAGTCTTTTCATCTTTACCTTCAGTACCTAATGTTGCGTAATCCATAGTTAAGTCGCCATCAGGAGTCTTTAAGTTACCACTAAATTTACCACGAACTCTTGCCAAAGTTTCTTTACAGTAAGCAATAAACCATCTACGAACCCAAACTTGAGCAGGATTATTTAGTTTGTACCAACTTATTTTATTAAATGGTACATCGGAAGGTAAAAGAACAATATCAGGATTATCCGCCAAACACTTATCTCTATCACCTTGTGAAGTATCATAATACCAATACCAAACTTGACCTTTTGCTAATTCCGCATTACCGAAGTCAAATTTACCACCGGGAGTGTTTAAAAGATGTAATGCTTTTTTACCACCAGGAAGTGCTGTAATATAGTAAGTTAAATCACCCGCAAATATTCTTCTTTGGATGTTAACTTCTTGCATTCTTAATAATGTATCGAAGGCTGGTGTTAAATAATAACTTCCCGCCATATTACCAATTTGTGCAAGACCTCCACCACCACCAAGTCCTGTTCCATTACCAATACCCGCAAAACCACCTAAACCAAACATTAAGTTGTTTAATGTTGATGGAGTAAACCATAATACTTCATTTATCTCACGACCCGCAGGTATCTCATAAATTTGTTGGTTAGGAACTAACTGTATGTAATCTTTTTTAATTTCCCAATCACCACCCGCTTGTAAACCAACAATTTTAGAGTATGCGTAAGTATACCTTGTTTCGAAGTCTAAACTTTTAGTGATAAAGGCTCTTGATAAAGATTGGGTATCTAAATTTAAATTATTTAATGTGGTCCATTGAGAATCAATTAACCAATCTTGGACATACTGAGAATAATCGTCAATTGAATATTCCAATAATGTATCCATCATTTCATCTTCCAATTCTACAGATCTTAAAGGTGCACCTAACAAGTGTCTAACTTTTTGATAGAATTGACTTCTTTCTGGTTCGTCGATTATTGCCATAGAGTTTTTTCTCTATAAATATCTTTAATAATTAATTTGTGTTAGATAGAACAAACGATCTTCTCTCTATCTTTTGATTTGACATTCAAAGTGACGGATTCTAAAGTATTTTTGTCTCTGAAGAAATAACCATTAATCGAACTGAATTCAGGTTTTATTCTGAATCTAATTGATAACCTTTTTTCATCACATCCTCGTTGACCTTTATTGGACCAATACAGATCAATATATTTGATAGGTACTATTAAATCACCCTCATAAATTATACCGGCCATTTGACTTCTAACTTTATCCAAGTACTCCTGTGCAGAAGATTTACTATTTAACCAAGTAAATAATTTATCTATCAACTCATTATACAATTTTATGTAGATTGGTTTTTCATTTGATAATGAGGTTTGTTTAAAAATAGAAAAGAACTCGGACAAATAGCTATCAATAAACGGGTCCATTTTTTTAACCTCAAAGAATGAACCGACAGGAAATATAACATCACCATTCTCATCTTTTAAATCTTGTTTAGTTACTAAATCCGCCTTTATATAATAACTCCCTTTTTTAAAGGATTTAGATAAACAAGAGGTTATTTGAAAAAAAGTATAGTTTAAAGTTTCAGTACCCGAATGGATCTTTCGTAACAAATCAATCAACGTTTCTTTCGCATCATCAGAACACTTATAATCTAATTGTAATTTTGTAAGATTCTTTTCAAAATATTCTCCTGAAAATCTATCTTCATATTTACTATGTTCTTTCTGTCTAGCATATGCCAACAAACCCTCAATATCATTTGGTATTGTTGTTGTGTACCTTTGTTTGTTCAATATTTTTTTTACTTGATCGTTATCATAGTTCTTATCAACAATAAAGTTAGATACTAAATCTAAAAAGTTTACGGTTCTACTTTTGTCTTGGAGTGATAACTGAATTATTACAGGAAATGTACCAACATTTTTTTTACCAAAAAATTGATCTAATATAAACATTGATTGTTCCAACTCGTTGACCAAATATTGATCTTCTAAACCATCTCTAAAATTTTTTAATTGACAATATGGTGATCCTTCAACTTTTGATTGTTTACATAAATAATCTATCTTGGAGTGTCTTCTTAGAGCAATTTCATTTACTTCTTGAGATTCGTTAAGTTTTTTTTTATCGGTACGACCTACAAATAAATCATTAACAAATTCCCAATTAACGACATCCCAAAACTTTTGGATATATTCATCACGTTTGTTTTGATATTTCAAGTAGTAAGCATGTTCCCACACATCAAGACCTAACAAAGGATAACCACCCTTTTTAACTATATTCATTAATGGATTATCTTGATTTGGTGTAGACATAATTTTTAAATTACCGTCACTGTTAAGATACAACCAAGCCCATCCTGAACCAAAACGATCCTGAGCGGCTTTGTTGAACTCATCCTTCATTTTTTTAATATTACCAAAATCTTTTTTGATTTTTTTTAAAATCTCACCACTTGGTAGTTGTTTTTTAGGGGACAACATTTTCCAAAATAATGCGTGGTTGAAAGCTCCTCCAGCGTTATTCCTAACTTTATTATCAAATTTACTGATAGTTTTTACGATTTCTTCTAACTCTAAATCACCATCAATATTTTTGATTGCTTTATTTAATTTATCAACATATCCTTTGTAGTGTTTATTGTAATGGATATTCATAGTTTTTGAATCTATAAATCTATTCAAAGAGGAATATGAGTAAGGTAACTTTTCAATACCAATTGATTTCATTTCAGAAACCAAATTTTTTTTGATTAGTTGTTTTTCGTTTAATAAAATTTGTTCAGATAAAAGACTTACTTTTCCCTCGATACCTTTATGTTCGTACATTAGTTCCTCAAGTTCAGGATATTTTTTTTCAAATTTTTTGACAATCTGTCCTGCAAAGGCATTTGCTTCGTCTTCATTAATACCACCGATATTAGGTCCGTGTTCTCTACCAAGAATTGTCATTTGATATTCATGAACCCATTCATGAGCCAATGTTCTCATGATGTCACGATTTAATCTTCCCTTAGCAAGAACTTTAATTAGGTGATCACCTCTTCTACTACCTGTAGACATCTCACCTTTCCTACCATTTAAAAACATAATTTTTAAATCATTCTTAAGTGGGTATTCATCTTGTAGTAAGGAAATAAACTTTTTAACAAAGTCTTTTCGATTTTTAATATCGGGATTTTCGTATTTGATAGAAACTTTCATCTTTGATAAATATTGTACCGATCAAAAGATTATCGCCTATTGTTGATTAGATTCAATATTTCTTCAACAATGTCACCTGTATTTTCTACAATACCATCACCCATTACGGTTCTAATGATTTCTTTTTTACGATTAAGTATATCATAAATTGCACCCTCAATAGTGTTTTCAAATAGTGGGTAGTAAACCAATACGTTTGATTTTTGACCATAACGATAAGCTCTATCTTCAGCTTGTGCGTGTTCTGCAGGAACAAAAGATAAATCATTCATAATCACAGCTTCTGCAGAAGTTAAAGTCAAACCAACACCCGCAGCTTTTAAGTTACCAACAAAAACTTTGATTTTATCATCGTTTTGAAATTGATCTACAGCTTGTTGACGCATGGCATTAGAACAACTACCATCAAGGTAAACTGCTTGTTTTGAGAAATGTTGGTATATTGTTTGAAGGGTGTCAGTAAAGTTTGTGAATATTATAACTTTCTTTCCCTGTTCTATAATGTTTTCAGCAAACTCAATTGTTTGTTTTGTTTTTTCATTTGCAATTACTTTTCTAACTTTCATAAGTTTAGAAAACTGAACTGTTAAAGATGACGACTCGTCAGGATTTTTATCGTACCAATCAAAATATTCACCCATTAAATCTTCGTACTCTTTTGACTTTAATCTCAAATAAACAGGTGTAATGATTTTATCAGGTAAATCTAAAACATCTTCTTTTAATCTTCTAAGAATTTGTTTTGATGTACGATCTCTTAATTCCTCTAAATTAGATGCCCCTGTCACATTCCATACTTTTCTTTTACCTGCTGTAAATTGGAATCCTTGACAATACCTAATTGCATAAGCTTTCCAATTCTGAGCAACAGGACTTTCAATTAGATTTAACAAATTATAATAATTCATTGGTCTAGAAGTCATCGGTGTTCCTGTCAATAACCAAACTCGTTCTACTTTTTTTGCAAAACTATTAATGATCTTTGTTCTTTGTGCCTGAACATTTGATATCATGTGAGCCTCATCTAAGATCACCAAGTCAAATCCACTTTGTAATAATAGAGACTCATCTTTTTTCTTTGCATCTGAGTCGTGGAAGTTTTTAAGGATATCATAATTAACGATTACAAAATCATCTTCAGTTGAGAATTTTTTACCTTCCGCAATAAAAACAGGTCTATCTGAATAATTTGCAATTTCTCTTTGCCAATTTATTTTTAAAGATGCGGGGCAAACAATTAATATTTTTTTCGCACCTGTCTCTAACGCGGCAATAATAGTTGAGGTTGTTTTACCAAGACCCATGTCATCGGCAAGAATAAATCTTTTAGATCCTGCCAGTTTTTCAATCGCAATTTTTTGATGATCAAGAGGAGGACGATGAGAATATTTAGAATAATCAACACTAACGGACTGAACGTTATGGGTTTTAATTAATGCAGATTTTGGAATCCAAAATTCTGATAGTTTATCCCTTTCAAAAAATTTACCCCAAACATGATAAGACTTTTCTTTTTCAACTAAAAGTTTTTCAATATAAATATGGTCTGGTACTTGAATCAAATATTTTTCTTCTGCGAATTTTTTAGAGAAGTAAGTGTCAAGCTCAACCCATTTACGTGCAATTTTAGGTGTTGAGTTGTGATATGTTGTAATATATTCCGATTGACTTCTAGTTGGGTAAAATTTACTAGAGACTTCTTTTTTATGTTTGAGATATAGTATATAATTATTTGCACCACTATAACTTTCGAGCAACTCTAATGCTTTATGTTCTATCAGTGTTTTTGTTTCCAATTAATCTTTTTTAAAAAAATACTAATAAAAAAGATATTTATCAATAAAATCGTATTATGAGAAGTAATGTTCCTATTACAAGATTTGGTAAATTCTTTGGTGATCGTGATTTCGAACTAGAAATTGGTATGGGTCAAGAATGGTTAATTGGTGATATGAACTTCACTTGTGTTTTGTATAGAGTAGATAAAAACAAAATAAAAACTGATGACGTATATGGTGAGGCGGTAACAGACGGAATTAAATTTTTACCACCTGTAGAGTTTAATGCCTATGTTGGGATTGCGGCACCTGAAAACAAAATGATCGGTTCTACTCGTATGGATCAACTTGAGCCAGGTAATATAACAATGTCTGTTTATATGAAAACTCTTGAGGATTTAGATATTGAAATTGACTTTGGTGATTACGTTGGTTACTACGATAGTGAAAATTTTGTAAGATATTACACAGTTGTTAACGATGGTCGTGTAACTTCAGATATAAAACATACCTATAAAGGATTTAAACCTTTTTATAGAACAATAATTGCGGCTCCTGTTGGGCCAAATGAATTTAGAGGATTATAATGGCATTACCAAAAAAACATCCGGTAAAACCGGCAATACCCTTAACATACCCTAAAACTCTTTTACCAAGAAGGGAAGAGATTAAGGATATGATAACTAAGGATGGTACGTACCTTCCTAAGTCATTATTACATGCCGATTTGGATGGTGGTTTTTTAGAGTTTGTTAAAAATACTTTAAAAATTTCATCAGAGGGAAAAACTGTACCTGTTGCTGACATACTAATTACAACACAAAACTGGTCTCAGTTTGTCGAAACTTGGGATTTTCAAAACATTGATAAAAACATTGAGCCTCCATTTATTACTGTAATTAGAAATCCTGAAGTGAAATACGGAAATAATCCTGCTGTTATGTACAACATACCAAACAGGAGAATGTATTATTACATGGAAGTTCCTACTTGGGACGGTAATAGGGTTGGTGCTGACATTTATAAAATACCACAACCTGTACCTGCAGATTTTAAATACACGGTTGCAATTGTTTGTAATAGAATGAGAGAATTAAACTCTTTTAATAAAAAAGTTTTAGAAACGTTTGCATCAAGACAGGCCTATCAAGTTATTAAAGGTCACTACATCCCGATTATAAATGATAGTATGACCGATGAATCGGTTTTGGATTTAGAAAAAAGAAAATACTACATACAAAAATATGAATTTACAATGATGGGATTCTTAATAGACGAAGATGAGTTTGAGGTGTACCCTGCGTTATCAAGAACTTTTCAAATGTATGAAGTCGATCAAAGACCCGTTAAACGACCTCAGAAAAAACAAATGCCAGTACAACCCGAAACAATTAGTTTGGTATATCCTGTAGATAATTTGTCTCAAGAATACTTTTTTGAATACACGTGTGATTTAAATTTCGATACCTCAGATAATTTAGAAAGTTATTCCGTATTCATAAATGACCAATATTATGGTGATGATGTTGACAAAATTCAAATCAATACTAACGACACATTAAGGATTGATGTTATTAAACAAGTGAGTGCTGCAGAATCTTCATTAACATTCACACAATTTTTAGTTTAACTTTCCCCGTATATATCTTTCTTCTCCTTACATTTTTCAAGTATAAGGTTCTCTAAAAATTTATACATTTTAATACCTCTCTTATCACAATATTTTTTTAGGACATCGTGTACTTCGGCATCAATTTTTAAGTTTTTTATCTTCTTAGGTTCTTTCATAACGGTAGGCAGAAAAAAGGCAGAATAAAATCTTACCAAAATATAAATAGTTTGTGCAATGTAAAGTTTTTACTAAAAACTCGAATATTTATAGGTAAAATAAATAAGTAAAGACATTTTAAACATGGCAACAAACAGTAAAGTTTTCGTTTCACCTGGTGTTTATACTTCTGAAGTAGATTTG